ATAGGTAACCAAGCTCTGGCATCTTCTTTAACGATCTTATTATCCAAAGCATATTTATAATTACCAAATGGATCTATATTTCTAATATAGTCGACTGTTGATGGATCAAGATCAGAATATCTTCCTGGATTAGTATCTAATGGATTAATAAATTGAGATAAATCAGTTTGATGTTTTACATAACGTTGTGATTCTTGAGAAATAGCAACTCTATGACGAGTCATCTGATTAGCACATGCTCTTGAAATATCATGGAATACAAAAGACATCGTAGAGACTTTAAATAGATCTTTAATGTCAAACCCATATACTTTGATATGATTAAATATCTTTTCTAAATACTTATCTTTTCTATGTAAGAAAGTTACTGTATTAGAATCCAATTCTTCTGTAATTGGTTGATACTCTTCTGCTACTGTATCATAATTATTTGGAGATTCTAGTTTTTCATATTCATATCTGTGCTGTGTTACAGCAGAAATAATTTCTTTTGTAGCAACTTCTGGTTCATATACACATAGCTCTTCATCAAGAATACCTTCTTCAATATATTGAGATAGTATTTCTTTTTCAAAAGATGCATACATGATATTTTTAACTGTTTGAACAAATGGATTTTCTTCCGAGCATTCTTGAATAATGTGTCCAAAGGCTCTTGATGATCCACTAATAAGAATCATAATAGAAAGATTGGATTGTTCCTTGATAGAAACTCTACAATATTTAGTATATGATAAAAACTCTGTTACATACTTCATATAGTTTGTCGTAAATGAAGTATAGGAAGGAATCTTAATAATAGCAATTGCATTAGTGTGCTCAAAAGGAGATTCATGACCTCTTTTACCCATTCTAGAGCAATATCCTTTTTGTTTATCATATCCTCCATCAGGAAGCATTCCTACACAAACTCTTCCAGATCTATTGAGTAAATATACGTTATCAGATACATCTACTATTTCAAATTCTGGAGTTGGAATAACTATTCCTTGCATTTTCTCCATACTCTTTGTATCGGTATTCCATTCATCACTTGTGTGAGAACCTTTAACTATATCTGTTATTTTGTTTATTAGTCCCATTTTAATACTTCTCCTCTTAATAAAGGTATAAAGCTATATAAATATTTATCTTATAAAAAAGTCAGTGAAATTATATAAAATTAAAGAGAAACCCTAGAACCATTACGGCTCTAGGGCATGAATTAGAAGTATTAATCAACCAGTTTATGAGAGTTATAAAGTCTACCACAAGGGTCCATGTATGAATCATATAAATCGTCATAATCATACATTAGATGATGAGTACCACCATTTCTATGATGATGATATGGTCCACCATAATATTCACCTCTCCAACCATTTTCTCTACTTTCGTAGTCATAGGAAGGTGGATATAATTGAGGTCTACATACTCTACCATGTTCACAGCAACATCCACAATCTTCTTTAGGAGATTTAGGAGCATAAACATAATTAGATCTGCTTCTTGGATGACATTCATGGATCTCATGAATTACATTTCCAGGATTAAATCTTTGGTATCTTTCTGTACCCATGATAAGTTTATTAGCATTAGGGTCGTACCAATATCCATCATAGAATGGCTCATTTATTTCATCATATTGACCATCACTGTGGATTAGAACGCATGGGATATTATTCTCTCTACACAATTTAATGATTGGATATACAGCAGAAGCTCTATAAGCAACATTGTTATCCATAAAGATAATAACTCTATCTAATTTAGAAGTATTAGAAAATGGATGGAAGTTTTGTAATGCACACAAGAAGTCAGATATACTGTGTCTCATAGCACCAGGATTTCTTGGATCAGAAATCAATGGAGATTTATGCATTCTATTATAGTCTACACCATACATATGAGCAATCTTTTCTACATCGAAATCAGATCTTGGAGATCCACCATAGATGACTTCTAAATTCATTCTTCTATAATATCTTTCAAAGAATGTAGTTAATGATCTAGTAACAACGTATGCTTCATATCTCCATAAAGGATCTACTACAATAGCTACTCTACCATAAACTTTAGGGGTTAGAGCTTTTGCTACATTTCCACCACATTCACAATTAGTCCAATTATCCATAATAGGATTTGGATTACCTTGCACATTGATAGAACAAGAGAATTCAGCTTCGGCTGTTACATCAAACCAGTTAAGCATGAATTCATCTTCTTTACTTAGCTTATCTCCGCAACAACACTTATTCATGATTATTTTCCTTTCTATCTCTTCTTCGACCTCCAGCAAGTCTATATTCTCGTTTAGTTTCTTTAACATAGACTTTCATTCCAGGTCTTAATAATTCTCTAGGCATTTCTAGAAGATCATTCATTGTATCTACAATCATAAAATCATCAGTAGGTTCTGGTTTTACATATCTTGTATTTATTACATGAATTTCAGAATAGATATCTTCTAATTGTCTATTACCAGTAGTAACCTTTCCAGGGAGGTCTTTATAATATCCATTAACAATTACAGGAACTGTAACAGAAGCATCGATGTCTGTATTGCTAGGAAGAATGATATCAATCATACCAGAGAATTGTCTGAATGTATGATAATGTTCTAATTCAACAGCACCATTGATTTCTGATGTAATATAGTCATGCATATGAACTACACCATCTAAGATATCATAGTCTTCGTATTCTGGATCAATATCTACATCGCATAATAATTCTTTGATATAATCATCTACAGTTACAGCTGCCAAGAATTCTGTATTAGAAGTGCAAGGTACTATTAATTTAGAATAGATGGAATATGGATATCTGTTAGATTGAATACAGCATCTACCATAGAGATATAGTTGTTTAAGATTTTTATCACTAATTTCCAAATTACAATCTAGATCATAGTTATCGATAGTTCCTAAATAAATAAGATCATCTACAACAAATAAAGTTCTACCAAAAGTATCTGCATTGATATTAACTGTAGAATCTAGATCTTTTGTAGACCAGAAATCTTTTACTGTAATTTGAGATATAATGGTATTCTTTTCAGTTTCTTCCAATTCTGATTGAACGTAATCTAGATTACATTTCTTAAGAATATCTAATGCTCTTACAGCTGGTACTGTAACAGAACTTGTAAATCCAACCTTATCTTGATCAATATCTGGATTATTAATATCTTCAATAAAGTTTGCATGTAGTTTAACTGTAGATTCTAGATCTGTTTCACTTACACCTTTATCAAATATCATTTGACCTTTAAGGTCAGGGAATAGTCTAAATGTAGACTCTTCTAGATCAATGTCACCATTAATATCGATCTGATTTAGATCATCGATATATTTCTTACCAATAGTGAAATCACCTTGGAGGTCTTTAACGACATCTGTTGGTATATGGGTAAGTTTACCTTTGATCATAGAAATATATTGCACATAAGAATTGTTCTTAACCTTTACTTGCGCTGGAACATCGTACGCATGCCAACCACCTACAAAGAAGAACTCTCCTTTTAATATATTCTGTTTAAATCTGATTCGATTGGTTTCATCAAAATTCTCGATATCTGGCATTTTGTAGCCCCCAATCTTTATAAAAAATTTAGCTAAATTTTGTATTATAATGATGTGATAAAGTAATCCATAGAGTCAATTAAGACTCTATGGATTTTGGTTTAATATTCAGATCTTGTATCAATCATTTCTACAATTTTATATCCAACTACTAAATCTTTAGTATTGTTTTTATAGCAGAAACAATAGTAATCTTTAAGGTCAATATGGAAATCTGTTATTAAAGATTGAATTGTTCCTTCTTCAATACCTTTATCAATTCTATTTTCTCTAAGAAGATCATTAAGTATTTCTATAGCATGAATTTTACTATCAAATACTACTGGTACTACTAAGATATTATTGATTGATTTCTTAAGATTTATATGGAACTTATCTTTAACTAAAACAAGACTTTTACCTTCCATATTAATTAACCTTTCTTGATCTTATAGGTGATCAGTAGGAGCAACAGTTTCTGGTTCTTTTTCTACTGGAGCTTCTTCATGTGTTACTGTTGGTTCTTCTTCTGGTGGTTCTGCTGGACTAGGCATACCAATACCATAATAATGATGCCATACAATATTATCATGTTCGAATGTAGGAGATGTAGTATCTTCTGGTTTAGGCAATTGCATGAAATGATATTTACGATATGCTACAGATTGATCTGTATATGGGTTTGTATCGAAATCATCAGGTTTCTTAATTCCCAAATCATAAAATCGAGCATACACAATAGCCTCATCAGAATATGGGTTTACATCGAAGTCAGCTGGTTTAGGAAGATCCATAGAATAGTATTTACGATATGCTACAGATTCATCAGAGTAAGGGTTTTCTTCCAAATCATGAGGTTTAGCTGGAGCATTTTGATCTTTCTTTTTAGCACCATGAGTAGTTTCATCATCATCAGGATTATATAACTTATCGAATTTGAAACCTACCAATAGTTTTTCACCATCGATTTTAACACCAACCACTGCTTCATAAAGAGCTTCAGCTTCTTCACGATCTTCTACACCTACAGCTTTAGCTAAAGTAAGAACATCGTTTTGAGTAGTTTCGAAATAACGGTTATCTTTTACATAATCAGCTACGATATCCAATAATTTAGTAGTTGCACGTTCTTCATTATCGAATACAAACATAGTAGTCAATTTTGTATCTTCCATTAAGTCATTTTTTGTAACATTGAGAGTATCATTAGTGATAACAATCATCTCTGCCATTACTAAACACTTCCTTTCTTGATTCTAAAATTATATTCAGTAATCCTATCTCTTAGGACTACTTATTTGTCAATTAGAAAACCGATATTGGGTAAAAAATAATCAGCGGAGTCTGATCTGGGTTTGGGTGTTGGCGAAGCCAAAAACCCAAAAACCCCCCGTCTAGTATATTAATATATATTATAGAAGACAACATAGAGTGAAGTAGATAGATGAAGACTAACCTAACGGAAGGAGACCCACACGTCAGAATAGGTTCTAATATTAGAAACTATTGACTACAAGGTTTTACCTTTTGTATCAGACTTTAGGTCTGATTTATATCAGAAACGAAGCAAAGAGCTTTTTCTTCTATAATATATCATCAAAAAAATTATTACCAGGTCATAATATCTAAATCTTTCAATATACTCAGAAAAAAAATAAGAGATAGGTACTAAGACCTATCTCTTAAATTTATTTAATTATTTAATTTCATGACGATCAATATTATAAGTAATTTTAGAGTCTTCACCAAAGTTAGGATCTAATTCATCTTCATTCTTATAAATGAAATCTACATAGTATACACAATTAGAATCAGAGTTATTATCTGCATATGAAGATTTTATCATAATACCAGATTCCCTTTTATACTCTTCCACTAATTTATCAACAAAATAGATAGCATCTTGTTTATCATGAAATACACCAATAATATTACTAAATGCATTATCAGAAGAAGCTGGATTAAAATAGTTTTTTGTTACAATGTAACTAAAAGTTTTATTCATAATTAAATATCCTCCTTAAGGGTTATTATTTAAAATAGAGTATGAGTTTATACAATGCCTCAATAATTTCAAAGTATTACGTCATACTTGAAAACTACATAATAGAATTCTTAAAATTGAACTTCTCTCACTCTTATCTTATCATCAACCCTATTTTACAATAATCTCTCATTACTCCCTTTTTAATAATTTACCTCCTTTCGTTTGAGATTGATTATTATAATTTGATGTAATAGTCATTATAACTACATCACTATTATAGTATATAATTATACCAAAATTTGAAAAAAATAAGAGATAGACTATCAAAGCCTATCTCTTAAATTTATTAATTATTTAATTTCATGACGATCTACTTTAAAAGTAGTTCTAGAACCTTCACCAAAGTTAGGATCAGATTCGTCTTCATTATTGTAAATGAAATCTACAGAATAGATATAATCAGCATTTGCATTATTATCTAAATATGCGGGTTCTGGTTCGATACCCCATTCTCTTTTTGCCTCTTCTGCTAATTGATTTACAAAATTAATAGCAGCTTCTTTATTATGGAATACTCCCATAATATTACTAAATACATTATCGGAAGAATCTGGGTTAAAATAGTTTTCTGTTTTTGTTACAATGTAGCTATAGTTCTTAGTCATAATTTTATCTCCTTGGTTGTAGCATATAGTTCTTACTGAAAAATTATATGCTTTGTCATTAATCTTAAAAGATATAGGTCTTAGCTTTTTATCATTAGAAGCGACAATACTATGGAAGTAAGTATTTATTTCTTTTACTTCACTATCTTCTAAATACTTAGCACCTTTATCAAATTCTTTATCTATGAATTCATTTAATTTCTCAAATGCTTCATCTGCATTTTTAAATGCTTTGTTAGCCCAAACAATACCAAATTTATTTTCAATTCCGTGATTAATACTTGGTAATTTATTCGTATTTAAATTATAGATAGATTCTAAAACAATCGTTACATTTTCTTTTAATTCATGCTTCGCCATCTTCACCATATTTGTTATCCTCCATAAAGGTTAAAGTGAGTATGATTTTTATACAATGCCCTATCTTTCAATGTATTATGTCATACTAGAAATATATCCATTGAACTCCATTAACCCTCTATAATAATCTCATTACCCCTGATAATTTACCTCCTTTCTTTTTGAGATTATTATAATTTGATGTAATAATCACTATAAAACTACATCACCATTATAGTATATAATTATAGTAAAAATTAAAAAAAATAAGAGATAGGTCTTGATACCTATCTCTTAAATTTATTATTTCAAACTAATTTCAACAACTTCATATTTTGCTAAATATGTATCAATTTTAGCTTTAGCAGTATATATTATTTTACCATTATAAATGGATTCTTCTTTCAAGAGTTCTTCTTCCTCTTCTGTTAAATTAGTAGCACCTTCTACTTTTAATAGAGTAGAGATTCGATCAATAGCATCTTCCTTATTCTTATAAGTTGTTAATTCGAATAAAATATTTTCCTCATAATAATCAATATATAGATTATCAAAATTATAGTCCTTTGATATATTATAAGTAGATTCTAATATCCCATAAATGGTGTTCATAAATATCTCCTTTCATACTAATACTAGTTAATAGTGTTTACTGCAAGAACTTTATAAGATACAATTGCATTACGAAGTTTTACAACTTTATACAATTCCAAAGCATCTTTTAAAGCATCAACATTAGGAAGTTGGTTTTGAAATTCTTCTGGAATATCTTCTGTAACTTCAGGATTTCCAATATTGATTAACTCATTAACTTTATTAATAGCTACATCTTTATCGGAATATAATACCAAACCAAATAGTCTATCAGATTCTAATTGAGATAATTCACCATCTTCACGAATCACATAAAGGCTTTCCAAAATCGCATAGTGTTTTTCCACCATAATAATTTTCCTCCTATTATTAAAATAATACTTAGTTTATTTTTTAAGGCATAACCCAACAACAGTATTTTCATATCGGTCATAAAGTATATAAGAGTATGAATCTACATTGTTATTATTATTATATGCAGCGAAAGTTCTGATATTTTTTGAATATGGTCTAATATATCTATCTCTATCTCCAAAATGCTCTTCTTTTGCCGTATAAATAATATCATCATCATCCGGTCGATCTATAGATCTAGCATTATATTTTACTTTTCCTTCTATTATAGATCTTTCAAATTTATGAGTTCTCATATTAACTTTATCCACATATAATTCATACGTCGCAATACGAGGTTTAGGATCCACACCATCATCAATGGAAGCGAGAGCATCCCAAACTTCACCTAATAAATCAAATAACCACATTCCAAATCCTCCTATATTAATTAAAATAATACTTAGTTTATTTTTTCAAGACTCAACCCAATAACAGTATTTTCATATCTATCGTAAAATAAGCAAGCATATGAATTTATATTGTTAGGAGTACACACAATAAAAGTTCTGATATTTTTTGAATATGGTCTGATGTATCTGTCACCATTTCTAAAATATTCCTCTTTTATTCTAGGAATAATTTTATCTGGATCCTCATCATGTGGGCAGTTTATGTATTCGGAATCAACTCCAGCATATCCTTTGATTGTAGATCTTTCAAATTTGTGAGTATCCATAGAAACTCTATCTACATGCACTACATATCTAGATCCTAAGCCCCAATCAAGAAACATATGAAAAATAGCAGCACCAATATCGTCTAATGACATTTTTTAATCCCCCTTAATAAATGGAATAATCAAACAACTTATTTTCTTCGATAAGATCATCTACAGAATGACCATAACCAGAACCTTCTAATAGGTTTCCATCTTCTTTTACAATATAGAAACCATAAGTTACATCATTGGTATTATCATACATAATTCTGCAATAGTCTTCAATAGGATAAGCACAGTATTTATCAAACTGACGCATTCTATTTTCTGGAACATCTATTAGTTCTCTGCAGTCAACGATATCGCCAATAGCATCGAATGCCTCATCTAGACCATCTTCTTCCATGTTAATCAAACCATCAATAGGTTCTTCATATACATATGGACCACTATTGATATCAGTTGTCTTTCTAAATTTAGAACCTCCAATAAGTTTATGCGCTTTAATGTAAATATTCATAATCTAATTACCTCCTTTTAGGTATATAAGTTCATATCCTACAATCAATTCAGAAAATACATTTATTACCTCTTTCATAGTTGTTCTTCATCCTCAATTTCATAACCAATGTAAGTACCATCTTCCTTAAAGTTATAAGGAGATAAGATTGCACCATTTTTATCCATTACAAATATACCATACATAGCATTGTCATTTTCGATGATTTCAAAGTAATTATAATAATGGTGAGCTAGGATTTGATCTTTATGATGAATTATTTTATTAGCTTTATCAGAATATTCGAAGAATATTCTTCTAGCTTCTTTATTATCTACTTTAGAATACTTTTCTAACTTGTAGAAATATTCTTTAATCCATTTTTGGATACCATATATAATGTGATAAATACCGTATTTTTTTGGAACTTCGATTTCAATATCCCACATTTGATGATCATCGATTCCTGATAAACCACCGACTTCAAATTTACCTGTTGTCTTGTTTAATATATCTAATGCTAAAGTAAAAGTTTGCTTTTCCATTTTGCTTTTCCTTTCGTTATTAATAATGGAAACAAAAAAGACATAAGCTCATGATTAAAACGTTTTATCAGATCTTATATATCATAATTATAGTATATAATTATATTATATTTTTAGTAAGACTTTAGATTAAATTTGAAATTCGCTTAATAAAGGAGATAGCCATGTATACTATAAACATTTATCACTTATTTGATAAACTATCTGATGGGGTAAAAAATAATTATATTTGCGAGAATGATAAAGAGTTATATAGATCTTTACAAATTCAATTATCTAATGCTAATACCATAGAAGATGATAATGTAAATATCAATCTATTTAGATTTATTGACGAAGAATATCTTCCAGATGAGTTAGCTAACAGAACTAAACATATTGAAGATCTTATTGCTGAGCATCACAATTTTGATATTGATGAAAATGAAATAGAAACCAGTATCATCAATTATCTAATCGGTATGGATGGTCTTATCTATAACATGAAAGATTATAAATCAGTAATGACTAATAAAGATACTATCCGTTCTTTAGGAATACAGAAAATTTCCCAAGATCCAACTACTTATAGAAAAGATGCAGAAGCTGAATTGAATAAGAAATCTACTAAGACTAATATTCTTAAAGAAATTCAAAATCTCGTAATTCTTACTACAGTATATGAAATCTTAGAAGAAGATGCTGATAAAAAGAAAGATGAAATAGATGAGTATGCTGAAGAGAATATCAAAGAAAACTATATTAGTGAATTTGATATGATCTTAGATAAGATGGAAAGCTTATTCCCAGATGATGACGATATTGAAATCACTGGTGTAGAATATAATGGTAAGAAAATTACTACTGATGAATTTACACAAGAACTAAGCACTCATAGATACCCTGGTTATTATGAAAAACAAATTCCTATTGAAGATGCATTAGATGATACTTATGTAATCCATACAACAAGAGGAACTGTTATTAAGAAACCATCTACTGATATCTATGATATGGATATTACTATCGAAGCAAAAGAAAAATAAATATAATTATATACTATATTTATGATAGCATTATAAACTAGTGCGACTTCTACTCCACTACAGAAGTAAAATGTGGTTACTATAGGACGTTATTTCGCATATCAATCCTAGCAGTGTAAAAATGGTATGCAAAAGAATACTACTCAAAAGGTGTATTCTTTTTTTGTTTAAATCATATTAAAATAAAAAGGTGGAGTAGAGCTTAATTGCTCTACTCCCTTATTTTTTAATCTTTAAAATCAGTTAAAATTTCATTAAGCATTCTTGGTTTAATACCCAAATCTTCTTGACATTGACGAGCAGTTTCAATGAGAAGTTTATTCATTAAACCTTGAAGCATAGCAGATGGAACCATACGACCCATAACACCAGAGATTGTTAGGAATGCGTTTACATATTCATCTTTTCTATAATCAGAGAATGCTTCATCACCTTTAGGAATGATATAAGAGTTTACACCTTTTAGAGCTTGAGAGAATACTAGCTTATCACCAATACCGAATTTATCATTTACTTCGATATAGAATTCGATACGAACACCATCGAGATGTTTTAACTTACCTTCTGCAGGAAGTTTGTTTGTAGATTCTAGAGTATACTCTTTATCTACTCCATTCTTTTTCATAATCTTTTTAAGCTTATTAATCTTAGCATCATAAGATTTTACGATCTTTAATAGAGTAGGAGATAATTCTTCATCATCACAAGTTCTATAAATCTTGATATTAGTAATACGACCAGTCATCTTAGCTCTTACTGGCTTACGTCCCAAATCAGATAATCCTTCGGCATTATCATCTGTAATATTCTTCAATAATTCATTAGCTTCTTTTTCATCAAAAGCATCTTGGAAGATCAATAATGGATCACCTTCTTGAACAAAATCTCCAACTGATACCATATTATATACATTGGAGTTCTTATCAAGAGATACGTCTTTTTGAACGTCTACTTTAGATTCTAGAGCTTCTGAAATAGAATTATCAACTACACAAGAGTCTTCATAACCTAAGTCTGTATTCATAATAGCAACTTTGGCTAGAGTACCCATATTGTAAGACAATCCAAATGGGTTACCACCTTTTCCACCATTACCAATTGCATTAGAATAAGATTGTTTATCATAAGCTACAATATCGTTACCTTCTAACTTTTGACCTACTTTAACAATCGGATCTAATTTTGTGGTAATATAGAAACCACCATCAGAGTTCTTTTGAATAGTTGTGCGAAGATCTACATAATCCTTTTGTTTAGTTTTGGTATCTTCAATGATCATATAATCTTTAGTAACTTCTTTTACTACAGCTTTTTCAAATGGGCATTTATATGCAAACTTATTAGAAGTTAGATATGGCAATGCTTCATCTGCACCAGTAGTAATAAGAGATGGCATAGATTTCTTAACCAACATTTGATGTTGGGATGTTTGTGTAAATGCCATTGCTGTACGGAATGGATCATCATGATTGATAGCTAATGGAGATAATGCTTCCATCATAGAGAATGTATTTAAGTTATTTAACTCTTCAGGTTTCTTAGGAGTAATAAAACCACGTTTATTTCTAACACCAGCATCAATAACTGTCTGTCTGTTAATACCTACTGTAGAAGCAAAGCCTGTAGAGATACCTAATACACCAAGCATAGATTTATCATAACCACGTTTATCAAGACCAAAAGATCTTTCAGAGTTCATACCAGATAAACCTTTGAATGTTACTTTAGAAGCTGTTTCTGCTTCAAGCAATGGTGTCAATGTAGATAAATCAGAAGAAGTTTGGTCATGAGTAAGAATAGAATCAATAACAGCAGATCTCTTAGCAGAGAATGTAGCTTGACCCTTACTTCTTTTAATCATGGTTCTATAAGCACCATATGCTTTAGCAAGTACTTGATATAGATGACCAACAATAACTTCATTAGTTCTCAATCTATTACCAGTAATATCAGTATGACGATTGAATTTATTATCAACTAATAAGTCATTACCATAGATCATAAGATCTACATAGTTATCAGGAACGTTTAAAGTCTTACAGATTTCTTTTGTAATAGGATCGATCATTAAGTCATAGAAGTTATCGAAACCATCGGCTTTGATTCTTCCACCAAAGTCATCTAATATATCTAACCACATATCTTTAGAATTGATTTGTTTAATAGAGTAATCATTGAAATCACATTGCATCAATCCATTCATAAGCATATTATGACCAGGATCATCAGAGTGATATACTAGATAGCCATCTTCAAATTTAATATAAGTATTTTCTCTAGATGGTCTTGTTTCTTGGAATTCATACTTGATTCCTACTCTATTTAACAATCTTTGCAAGCCAATATTATAAGATAAAAGAACTACTACTGGAATCTTTGTATTCATGATAGAAGCTTCAGAATACATTAAACGTTTAGCAACTGATACGCTTTGATATATCTTATCAAATTCCCCAGATTTATCATGAGATCTTAAGATATTTAAAATCCCCATGTCAATACTAGTATCTATGAATGGAACCTTTTTACCATTTACTACATAACAAGCCAAATATTTATTAGCAAGCATTTCATCAGTAGCTTTAGATTCAGGAGATCCTGGTTTGAAGTAAGATTTATCAAATGGAATTTTAGATAATTCATCCATATTGAAGGAGATATAAGATCCATCTTTAAATTTGATCTTAGAATACATAGAAGCTAGATCAATGAATTCCATAGGAAGTTCGTATCTAATACAGATCTTTCTATTATCGCCATCGATAACTTTAATATCTTTACCTTCATATTTAGTTAAAGCTTTTACTAGCTTATTAATAATAGGAGAAGATTTAGATAAACCACTAGGAGATTTTCTATAAATAAAGATCTTAGAATAGTTAGATACTAATTGAACCGCATCACCATCTGTTTTTACTACTGGAAGAAGCATCAATTGACCAATAAGAGATTTTTCATTGCCTCTTAATTTCATAAAACGATTACTAATTAATCTAGGAATATCTAGAGTCATTGTAAACCGTTTACCAGTTTCAGCATCTTCATAATTGCAAGTCCAAGTATCAATATAATCTTCAGATGTAGAAGTATTTTGCGATTTGATATCAACAATATTCATTGGATGCGTGACATGCATAAAATGTGTAAACATCGCTACAATATCTGGATCCATATCATATTGCTTATTGAAGTTAGCAAACTTTACTTTCTTCCAAGATTCATCCATTGAATCTATTTTAAGATCCATTGGTTTAATATCATCATTCTTTTGGAACTCTTCCACAAGTTTAGCAACAGATTTGCCATTAACTTCTTTTGTGAGAAGTTTCTTTTGGGTTTCTTCCATTCTAGACTTACGGGCTTTATTCATCTTAATACCATCTTCAGATTGAAGATCAAGAAGTACGTCTTTCAACCATTCATTGTCTTTATCATCAGGATCGTTCTTTTCAAGAGTTTCCATAGCATCTTTAGTAGTGGTGGACTTAGAAGCTATTTTATCAAGCTTATTTACAAGAGCAGCTTTCTTAATTTCAGGGTCCTTGGTTAAACTAGGATCATCTAGTACACCCATTTTCTCTAAATCATCTTTTGTTAATTCTTTTGTACCACCAGTTAAGTTAGTTAGAGTGATACCACCCTTTTCTAATTTATCAGATAATTGAGCTACAATGGCTTGTCTAGAATCATGATTGATTTCTTCAACTCCAGTATATTCGCCACTTAGGATATTATTTGTAAGAGATACAAATTTATTTAGATGATTCATATCCATAGCAGCAAAGTCTACTGTGAAGTATCCATTCTCTCCGGTAAATAGAATAGTATAATCTTTCCACGCTTGTAATTTAGATGGATTGATTTTAGCAGTTCTATAAATGAATGAGAATGGGTTAGAAGAATTCTTATAATCAAAGATGCTTGTATCAGGAACAGCTTTCTTCCAATCAGTTACTGGAACTACTATTGTCTTTTTAGTATAATTAGAGAATCTAGAATCCATAAGGAATCTATTCAAGAATGTGAAGAATACATCTAATCCTCTATCTCCAGTAAATTTAGTATTATTCTTATAGAATATATCTGTATAGAATGCCCAGTCATAGAATAAGTTTTTATTCTTATATAATCTTAAATCAGTAAATGAGTATTTAAGATACTTTACTTCATTTCTAATTTTTTCATAGAACTTCAAACATTCTGCCTGAGATCTCATTCTATTATTAAATAAGATTTGTCTAAAGATTGTAGTATAGTTATAAGAACCAAATTTTGTAGTTTCGGATTCTTCATTAATAATAGAATCTACAAATTCTGGATATAGGAGCTTATGGTATTCTTCACCAAGTTTTAACTCCATACCAGTCTCATTTAAAATAATATCATTATTAGAAGATACAGATTCATTCAATGCTAAATCTTTTAAAATAGATGGGTTATATGATTCATTATTAATAGAAATATCGCCATCTTTATTTAGATCATTATTGATAATAAGATTTACATTCTTTTCAATAAAGTAAGAATTAAAAATCATATTGTTTAATTTAGCAAGTCTATTGTTTAAGATATTAATACTAGATTCAGTATTAGGTGTCATTAGATATACAATAGAATTATGAGTTCTATCTTTAAGATCTATTGGGTAGTAATATTGGCCTCGATATAATCTAAATGGAGTCAATTCATTTAAAAATATTGCCACGTTGGTATCCTCCTTATCTATTGTAAAACATTACCTTGATGTAATCCTCGCTAATAAATATTATGGTTGTATACTATAATGGTGATAAGATGAAGATATATGAATATAAAAATTTATATTCTTCTTTCGACTTATACTTATATGACTAAACTACTATAGCAAGATAACTCCCTTATCTTACTATCGCCCTCACAGATCTTCATCTTATCAAAAAATAAAAGGGATTACAGCCCCATGAGTTATTTAACACAATATAAATTTGCTTGGCCTAAAAACAACACAGTGTTTATCTCAATCAATAGATCATCATATAACTCATGATTTTTCCTAGCATATATTAACTTCTTTCTTTTCCTTTCGAGGTTATTATGTGCTCTGTAATCCCTTTTATTTTTTCTTTAAAATCATAAATTATTTGTATGGGAACAATATCGTAATTCAACGACATAGGCTTGAATAAAGTAATTAGAAAAGGTATTAAGATATGGAAAGAACAAAATTCCTTAAAGAAATATCTTCTATGACTAGAGAGGATATAGATAAATATCTTCTAAGAAATTGCCATAGAAGAAAGAAAATTTATCCAGTGTTAGTGTTGAAACCTTATTCAAAAAAGGAGAGTACTAGTGAAAGTAGCGGATCTAATAAAGGAGATTAATGAACAAAGATCTCCTAATGATAAAAAAACTTATGATACCAAATCTCAAAAAGATGAATTGCTTATTATGAAAGCAATGCTTAATGATAAAGATTATAAAGTAGATGTATATAAAGGAACTGGTATTGATTATACATTCTCCCCATCAGAAGTTATCAGAAATACTATGAGTTCTGTTATTGCAAATACTACAGGTATTTCTAATCATGAAGCGCACCGTCTAATGGATAACTATGAGTTTAGGACTGGAGAAGCTAAGAATATGATTGAATTCTCTAAAGAGTTTATCAATACATATTTACAAACTGGTCGTAAACTTCCATTGGGTGGTAGAGAAACTTCCAATATTTCTTTATTGAAGAAATCTATAGCTCCAGGATATGTGAAATATCCAGTTAAGATTGGTGTAGATAAAGATGGCAATGCTATCTGTAAATCTAAAGATATCTTTGTAAATGGATATGATTCGGTAAAAGTCTCTGCTCCTTGCCCTGTATGGGTTAAAGATAAAAAATAAAAGAACTGTAAGTAATAGTAAATAAGTTTGATAAGATACTCTGTAGAAAAATATTTAGATATATCTTTCTCAAAATGAGGAACTAGAACATGGCTGAACTAGTTGGTGAACCCTAAAAAATAAATTTTATAATTAAATATAAAATCAAACCCGCTAAGATTTGACTTAATATATCTAATAAATATTTATTCATCAGAATTCTCCTTTCTGAGTATCTTATCATCATAATTATTTATAAAAAAATAAGAAGCTCAAATAAAATTCTATTAATTAGATTTTATTTAAAGGAGGAAATAAACCCATGGCAGAGTTAGAAATCCTTATTAATCAATTTTATAATAAAATATAATATCAAACCAGCGATTACCTGGCTGATTATATTGATTAGTAAATCAATCATAAGGATTACTCTCCTTTCTGAGCTTCTTATCATAATTATAGTATATAATTATTTTATAGAAAGATAAGAGATTGTTTAAAAATTATTTCTCAAAAAGGAAGATAATATACGGCAGTAATATTAATCTTTGCTTGATCTCTTATCTATGGTTATTTTATAAAAAAATAAGAAGCTCTAATAAAATCTATTAATTAGATTATATAAAGGAGGAAATAGGTACATGGCAGTACCATTAACAATCCCTATTAATCAATTTAATAATGAAGTATAATATTAGACCAGATGCTACCTGACCAATTATACTGATTAACAAATCAATCATAAAGATTCTCCTTTCCGAGCTTCTTATCATAATTATAGTATATAATTATAGCTTATTTACTAATGATCAAATATATCATTGAGGAGGTATATTTGATCCATTTGTGCTAATGATTTTAACACAAAAAAAAGAGTAAGGGAGTTAATCCCTTACTCTATTATTTTTTTTTAATGATGATCACAACCACAATCACATCCATCATGATGATGGTGTTCATGAGATTCTTGAATAGGATAGTTAGCATAATCAAATACTTCTAGATTATCATTAATCATATCATATGTAAGTTTACACATCTGATCAGTATAATATTCTATAACAGTATCTAAATATTCTTGCATATTAACAAATAGAGGATCATTCTTTCCAATAACAAATTCATATACAGACTTCTTAAACTGTTCGAACTCTTTCTTTTTATTTTGATATCTGATCTTTATAATCTCTAAAGTTTCAGCTATTTTTAAAGAGTCAAAATTGCTGTAAGCCATATCCATTATAAGGAAGAATACGAAATCAATATTAAATGGATCAGCATCTTCAGCTGGATACTGTTTCAATAGTTCTTCTGTAAGATTACTAAAACCATGCTTTTTAAAGACATTTAATGCTGTTAGTCTAACACATAGCATTTCATTTCTTTTCATAAGCATGGATAATCTACATAGTCTTTCACTCATAATACCATCTTGATTTAAGAGATATCTAGTATCTTTAATTCTTTTAAGATTGTCTTTATAAGTTCTAATAGTGCCTATGCCATTACCAACTGCTTTTGCAATGATATCAAAATCTTCTTTAACATTGACTTCTTTTGTTTCATTATCTACTTCACTAATAAGACCAAACTCTGAGTCATCTCTTATTAGTGATTCTTTAAATCCTTCTCTGTTAAGATCAATAAAATCTTTATCAGGGTAGGTTTTGAAGAATATTGTTTTATCAGCTTTATCAAGAGAACCAAATTCTTTTATATTTTTTTGTATAGAAGTATGATCATATGCTAAAGCATCTTGAAACATAGTTAACTTAGCATCAGTAGTTCTAGATTCTGGAATAAAATGCTCTTCAATATGATTTTTAATCTTATCCACAATCTCTTCAATAGTATAGTCTTTTTTCATAATAGTAGTCCTTTCTAGATGATACCAAAGTAGGTTTCATCTATATCAATTAGATTTAATTTATGAGCACTATAAAGTGCTGCTTTGATAAGAGGTTTATGATCACCTGCTACATCATTAGATTTAAGAGTAGTCTTATAATCTCCAGGGGAGATACTAACAGCTTGTTGTTTATAGTTGAATAGTACTGGAATGGATGGGGCCACTTCTGCCATTTTAAAAGTTATATTCCCATCATTATCTTTATGCATAAGAATACCAACTTTTCTTTGATCTATATTTAAACCACCATCATCATTTTTGGTTTCTTTATCAATATTGATTAAAAGAATAGTATCTTCTCCATCTTCGGAATTAAATTTTCCTATAGTTCTAAATGGCTTAGGGCCTTTACTAACAGTAAATATACTATCTCCAGATTTATCTAGGATCATCATTCTTTCTTCCATATCTTTTTCGTCTGGTCTCATATCTTCATATGCTTGTAGATATTCTCTAACAGATGAATGACCTACATGTGATCCTTCTATTCCATTTTTACTAATATTTAATGCAGCATAAGCTCCTGCTCCAATAATCAAAATCAATATACCAGATACTATAAGTTTCATATTCCTTCGTATTCTTGGTTTACTTTCTAGAAACCCTATAAGAGAACTATATTTCTCATCATGATTTTTGATAGGTTTAATAGGATCAAGTTTTATCTTTTTATTATTTTTTACTCTCAGTAGATTTTTATTGTGTTTATTTGCATCATACATAAATTGGCCCAATTCTATATTAGCTTTATATTTTCTCTCACTATATTCGGAAACATGCTTAATCATATTTACTAAACTTTTATTTCTTCTCATTGCACCACTATCCCTTTAATTAGAGCTAACTATACAATAAAGGATTATTAATCTTAAAATGTCATACATTTTCGTCCATATAAAATAGACCGTATTGTTTTGACATAGACTCTCTCAATAATGACAACAAACCTACATTTACGATATAAAATATAGACTTGAAATTAAAATAAACTTAAATTACTGTAAATCTTTTCTTACCTCTCTTCAATTACAATAATACCGTTTATTTTATTTTCTAAAGAATGAGTGTTAGTATTACATTTTACGATTGTCCTTTTACATATATCTCAAGAAGGGGATCAATCCTCTTCTTGAACATTTCTGTGCTTTGGAAGATATTCTATTACACACTCAATAGATCCATTGGGTTTTAAGTTAATTGGTTTTACAGATACTCTTGCTACACCATTCACAACGTCTGGTATCAAAATTCCACTGTATTCCAATCTACTTAAATATTCAGTATCTGGTTCTGTATAGAATCCATTTTCTTCCATTATTTAATTCCTCCTTTGTTTTTAATAATGACTACTCAAAAATATAGTATATAATCATTCACCACATTAAAGTAATTTTCAAGGAGGTGATAGTATGGCATCTTTTAAAGATCATTTCGATTTAAATCTCCCACCAATAGTAGAGAATGATACTAACAAAATGGGGAATAATTATTGTATTGGATATCAAGAAATGAATGAATTAGCTGCTGCTAAAGGAACTAATAAAAATAGTTCACACTTAGCTATAGGAGTTGATGATCCTAATACAAATTATAAATCAGAATATGAGAGCAAAACAATCTTTAATAAAAGGTATTCTCATAACAAGTTAAAAGAAGTAGACACAATGCCAATAGGATCTAATTATAATCCTGATAATGATCTTATAGAGTTAAGAACTTTTGAGCATAAAAATAATAAGACTTATATTTTACTTCAAAAGAATACAACAGATCAAAGAGGTATTTATATTACAGATCCTATAATGATTACATATCCATATAATGAAAAATAATAGAGTAAGGGATTAATTCCCTTACTCTCTAGTTTTGTTATTCTGGAATCTTGATTGTAGCAGATAATTCTTGCACCACAGTTGTAGGAACTTCTATAGATGCAGTAATATCTTGATCATAGAATGTACCAACAATAAATGTTGCATTCATATCATAATCGCCATTCTGTGGGTTTACAGCAGACTTAGATTCCAATTGAATATATTCAGTAGTAGTTTTATCTTCAGATTCTTTATTATACCAGAATAGTTTCTTGGTTTTCTTATTATACATAAGAACCTTAGACATCATGTGCTCTGGTATTCTACCACTTTCTTTCCAAGTAGAATCATTATTATTTCTGATATAAACTCTATTACGTTCAAGGTGATATATTTTATCATCTTGAATAAATCCTTCTTGAGATATAATCCTAAATTTACATGGGTTTGATTGAGTACCAAAACCAACCTTAGATTCTGCAGTAAGCATATTTCTTACATTGAGATATTGTGCTGCACTCCAATATTCTGGAATAGCATTTGGTAATTCATATCTAAAATAAGTATTACTATTGCTATAATCTATAGAGCCACCAGGATTGCATGATCTAGCTTCTATAAATGGAACTCCTTCAGATGTTTTATCTCTAACTATTTCTAGCTGAACTTCTCCATCTTCCCAGTTCATTCTTCTAAGATCATCTGTATACTCAAGGCCTTTTAATATAAGCATTTTATAATTAGCAGAGGTATGATCGGCAATATTATTAGGAGTCATCTGACCTTCTCTAGTACATAGATATGCCATAGCATCATACATTAAGAACAAAGGACCAGATTCATGTTGTCTATCAGGACCTGCACCTCCACATCTTACAACAGAAATATCATGTTGGATTCCTTTATCATCAGTCATAAAACCTACTATCATAAAGATAGGATCATCATCGTCATCATAGCCATTAAGACCTAATCTAATTTTAAATCCATTATAATATTCTTTTGATAAGAAAGCAGATGTCTCATAACTGTTTCTACTATTAATGATCATTTGAGATGCTTCATCAAATCTATATGCATTTCTTGCAGCAACTTGTCCCTCAGTATTTAAGTTTTGCCATTTATAAGTAGTAGGAATTTCATCATCCCAGCGACCACTTATACGATCCCAATTATCAAATACATCTTTTAATGAGAATCTAATACTTTTAATAGTCTCAAAATCCTCATCTGTATTTACTACTCCACAAACATGGAACTCATCATCATATCTTAAATTATTAATTCTACCATCATATTTCAATAGTTGCCCATCTTTACCTTGTGAAGTATATTCTTTTAATTCTGGATGCATGGATACTTTAGTATAATCAAATATATCATTATACCAATACAAAGTTTTCAATCTAGGATTGTATAAAAAGATTTTCTTAGAGAAGTTTTTATTTTCAGAAACCTTTCCTATAGAATCCCATCCCATTGTTCTAGGATTAAATTTATACTCTTTATCTTCATATAACGAATAAATATTTTCATCTTTGAAGATACCTTGTTGTTCTACAATAGTAAATCTAGGCAAACCAGATCTACAACCAAATCCAATATGAGATGGTTCTAAACACATCTTTTGAATATTCTCATACATCTCATCAGACCAGGTAGCTGGCTTTTCATTTGGGCAAGAAAATTCAAATGTTCCTTGTGGTAGAATAGTATCAGCAGATCCATCCTCAGACCATCCGGTTGTTGTAAATTTAAAATAGTTTCCATCTCTTTGTGCTGAGATATATGCTATAGTATTAGATTTATCAGCTGGACGCCAATTAGTAGTAAATGGGCAAGGCCCTACCTCGTCTGATAAATCTGTTATAATAAACTGAGTATCATTACCCATATCATATATAAGACCCCACCAGAAGTTGCAGTCAAATACTGCTCCATAATAAGGAGTTGATTTTGGAAATACTTGATCACGTCGATAGTTTAGCCAAGCATCTCCGGTTAGATATGATTCTTGTCTAGTAATATCATGATTCCAACTATCAATAGAATTGAATGCTGTTCTAAATCTATCTCTAGGATATGTGAAAGTAGGATTTCCTATAATGAAATTATCTCCATCATTCTTAGGTAATACTCTTGCTGGGATATTATATAGGGTTCTTTTATATAATTTTTTGCCATTATAGATGAATGATGATATCTCATCTAATTTACCATTTAAAACATCATCATGTTGTTCATATGTTTGAGAGAATGTACCTGCACCTCTTACTAAAGATAGAGTGTGTTCTTTACCCTCATCATCTACCATATACCCAATGACAATCATAAGATTATCATCATCCCAACCAGTATCAACCATTGTCTTAAGATAATAGTTCGCATAGTCTGGTGTTGGAGATATAAAACCTGCTGTAGCTACACCATCTTCAGTAGCTTCAATACAGTTGGTAACTTTATTAAATTTCCAACCAGTTTGATTAGGATCGGTATACACTTTATAAGCAGGATGATCTAAATTTTGTCCTTCTGGATATTGATTTGGACTACCATAATTCGTTTTATCTAATAGCATTGTAGAGAATCTATCAAAATGAGCATATCTTTTCCATGTAGTAAAGATCTTTTCCATAGTATCAGGAATTTTACCCATCTCATCTTCTTTTTCGTATTGGTCTGACACAACACGCTTAGGCAAAAATTCATCATGTTGATAGAGTTTCTTTTCTTCAGGGTTTATTTTTAAAACCTGCCCAGATGCAGAAAATCCATCATCATTATCAGTTAATTCATATAAAGAATTTAGTTTATCATTCTTTTCTAATTTAGTAGCTCTGCCTTGAAGATTCTTTATAAGATCAGAGTTACCTTTTATATATTCAGATTGTCTACCTTTAACTTCTCCATCTATTTTCTTAAATAATTCTTTTAGATCAGGAGCAAGTTCTTGATAGCTAATCTTATCTTCATTATTGAAGGGCATATCGCTATTTCCCCCTTATTTAGTACTGTTTGACATATTAAGTAATCGATTACTAAGTTGTCAACTGGAGGTAATTACCCGTGTTTAACTCAGAATATACAATTACCTGGGATGAGATATCTCCTTCATTACAATTATTATTTAAAACACTTCAATCTGAGATTGTTGATAATCATAATAAAATAATGAAGAATAGAGATGATATAGAAGAGCTTGATAAGCGAATTCTCATCTTAGAAAATAATGACCCATTTTCCAATCTCTGGTTAAATGGGCAACAAGGTCAAGTTGTTAAAATTAATAAAAAAGATAAGAAGTTATATCCACATGATGAATGGTTAGGTCTTAGGGTAGTAGATAATAATGAAGATTTACAATCTATGAAAAAGACCAAACCTAATCTAATAGATACTATTAGAGATACATGGGAAGGATATGCTCATTATAACAAAACAGCTATCCCTACTATAGATAATACCCATTATGATAATAATCTTCAAGATGGACAAAATCTTGCTGGTATTCCTTATACAAATTACACTAATAAAAATGGTGCTTGGAGTATAGATAATCAAGGTATTATAACTTGTAATTCAAAGACTGTAATAATTGGTGGGTTTAAAGATCCTAAAGCAATCTATTCTGACTTTGATTTAGAATATGAAGTTAGTGTAGATAATACATCTGCAATGGTAGGGATTTTATTAGGATTCTATACTGATGATAATGGCGTTCAACATACCTTATCATTTATTAGAGGTCCTAGAAATGACTCTACAAATAATATTGTATCATTTGCTATAGTATATGACTTAGGCAATGATACACAAGAAATTCTGTCTGATCATACTTTAGATATTTTAGACCCTAACTCTGCTCCTAATACAAAATTATATGCTAGAATTAAAGCTAGTAAAAAAGGAACCTTATTCAAACTTCAAACTACATTATTTGATCCTAATAAAGATAATATAGGAAGTTATGTTGGATTTGATTTTGAATTTAATGTATATACAGGAAGTTATACTAAAGAAGTAGTAAATAGTCTTTTAAAGATAATCAATAATCCAACACCTATTGGTATACTTGTTAGAAATACTACTGCTTCCTTTAAATTAATTTCTCAAAAAGGTATTTTAGATAATGATGATATTTATGATCTAAGTACTAACAAACACTACACTTATGATTATATTACTAACGCTTGGAAAGAAGAAGGAACAATAGATTCTTATCTATCTAATCGTATTTTCTTATATAATAAAGATACTAAAAAATTCTTCTTTTACAATTACCCTGGAACTTATACAGAAATGGATTTGTTCCAAACAAGCATATTTAAAAATGCTACTGATGGTCAAGTTATTAAACTTGATAAAGCAAAGGGTAAAGCATATCCAAATGATGAATTCCATATTTTATGTGGATACTTAACTGCAATGGATAAAAAATATATTCAAGATAATATGATTAGTGGAAAGATTCCTAAAGAACCTCTTTATGATTTCCAAAGTGGTAAAGTATTAGAATATAAAAATGCTAAATGGGTTGAAGTCGGAAATATCAAAGACCGACTAGCTCCTAAAACATTAGTATACAATAAGATTCTCAAGAAACTATTCTTCTATAAAGAAGATGGTGTTGGTGGGAATAACGTAGTCTATATAGAATTTTAAATAAATCGGAGGTTATATTTTGGCTGGTACTACTACATATAAAGAAATTTATAACTTAGCTAAAGCTGCAAAGGCAGATTTATGGGATTTAGCAGAAAGTAGAGGTAGAGATGTAAAACTCTACCTACACTGGACTGCTGGTGGATATTATACTAACTTCAGAGATTATAATATCTCTATTAATGCTGATGGTGGATTATATTTATCTGATGACGATCTATCCGAAACTCTAGATCATACATACTATAGAAACTCTGGTGCTATTGGTATTACTATGAACTGTGCACATAATGCTACACCAGAAAATTTAGGAGATTATCCTCCTACTAAAAAACAAATTGATGGAATGGCTAAAGTGATCTGTGTATTATCAGATGCCTTGGATCTTTCTATTGATAAATATCATGTATTAACTCATGGTGAGGCTGCTGACAATGAAGATGGATTAGATATCTATTATCCAGATTATAGTGGTTATCCTAATAATACATATGGCCCTAAATCTAACGTTGAAAGATGGGATTTGGAATATTTAGGAACTGCAGAATCTCCTATTTACAATCCATATGATGAAACTGGTCATAGAGGTGGAGATATTCTTCGTGGCAAGGCAAACTATTTTAGAGCTCACGGATTTACTAAATCTGTATTAGAAGATAGAGAAATGCAATCTGAAGAAACTGGTCCTAATGGTAGACCTTATGCTAAAAATGATATCAATTATCTTGTTAAAGTTGGTTATACAAAAGAAGCAGCTATTAATCTTTTAAGTACTGTTGATAAATATACTAAACCATATGATCCAACTATGGTAGCACCTAATGGTATGGATTATGAACAAAATGATATTGATTATTTAGTAAATAATGGATATACTAAAGAATCTGCTATTGAATTGCTAAAGACCACTTCTAAATATAAAGCATAGTGAGGAAAAGATATTATGAAATCTACAAATCCTAGATATATAACAAATCTTGCTAAAGATCTAACTCTTATATATATGGAAGACAAATCTGGCTTGCCAGAACTCACTGATATGAGCTTATGGTTTAAAAATAATATTAAAGATCTTTCTAAAGTAACTAAAATAGAAGATTTACCAGATGATAAAAGAAAAGTATTTGACAATACAATTTATGCATCTTCTTTAAATGGATTGTTTAGTGACTGTAAATTATTCAGTAATCAAACAGTTGATTCTATTATATCCAAAATCAATATCAAATATCTTAGTGATAAAAATGCGTTTATTAATACATTCTCTAGTTTGGAAATCATCACTAAATTAAATCTAACAGTATGGGATTTTTCTAATCTAGAGATTAAAAATATGAAAAATATGTTCTATGGTTGTAAAAATCTTAAAGAACTTAAAGGCATTAAAAACTTGGTCAACTCCAAAACAGTAGACATAAACACTATGTTTGCAGACTGCTCTTCTTTAGAAGAAATAGATATCTCCGATTGGGATACAAGTGGAGTAGAAGATTTCTCCAGAATGTTTGATGGTTGTTTTAATCTCAAAAAAATAACTGGGATTATTGATATGAAATCTTGCAAACAATATGCTGGAATGTTTGGCGTTAATCAAGGAACTGGTTGTAAGAATCTTAAAGGGTTAAAGATCAAAAATCCTCCTAATGGATTCTTCTTATCTGGTTTGGATAAAACTCAATATGAAATCATTTAAATAGATAAATAAGAACAAGCACTTTTTATAGTGCTTGTTTCTTTTTAAAAGAAAGGATAATATCACAATGAGTTTTAAATTCGATTTACAAACTTTTGCAAAAATAAAGAATCATAGCAAAACTAAATTACTTAATACTAATAATGACCGCATTATATATGCATATACAGATCCAAGAGATCCTTCAGTAGTATTTATCTCATGGCTAGTAAAAAATATTGGAGATATTGGAGATATAAACTCTATGTCTGAATCTACATCTCCAAATAAAGATTTTTGGAAACAAGATCGAGATGTAGAAGAGATGAATAGCGTATTTAGTTTAAATGGTAATAGTACTGTAGGTATTCCTAGTGAAATTTTACATAAACTAAACAATGAATGGCGTAATAAAACTTTTATGGATATAGATTATTTCAATACTGCATTGTCTCATATGAAATTAAGAGATGATGCTATATTAAGCTATGCATTCTATCAATTAGGGAAGGCACCCTCTTGGTCCCCTACTACTCCTACAGTACCAGAAACTCCTTTGAAATTAAATCTTTTAGATTTTGAAAATGCAGCTAATATAGATTATTTAGTTTATGAAGCATATGTAAATATCGATCTAACAGGAATAGTTTTAAATCCTAATATTAAAACTTTAGACTACACATTTACATGCCATGGTTATGCTAAAGGCATTCTTGATATAGATTATTCTAATATAGAGCATGGTAGTCAATGGTTACCATATGGATTCTATGAAGAAGCAAACCTTAAAGCTGTATTAGGAGAAGATAATAAGGTTATTAAATTCTCTAAACCTCCTAAATTCAAAGGACATTCTTCTTATGGTCTTTTATATAACCAAACTGGTAATAATACTATCACAGATTCCGAATATATCTTAGATTTATCTAATTGGGACTTATCTAAATTTGATCCTTCTTACGATCCTATGCATGGTGGTAGTAATCTATTAGAAAATGCCCACGTTAAGAAGATTATATTCCCAGAAGGAACAATATTTAAAATTAAAGGAAGTCAATTTTCTGCTGGTATTTCTACTGATTCTAATCTTAAATCTGTAGAAAATTTAGCATATGATTTTGATGGATTTGATACTACTGAAAATGGGTTATACTCTATGCAACAGATTCTATCTGGAGCTGATTATGAAAGTTTAGATGAAGGATTTAAAGTAAAACTTATAAACTTCCCAGAAACAGAATTGTATAGACTATATAAATCTCCTGATAATGGATATGATGGAGATGAATATACATTGGAGACATTCTATACCGATATTATAGGTCTTCCATTAAAACATATTGAATTTATTAATAAGAAATAGAATGGAGGATATTTTATGTCATTTTTATTTGATTTGCAATTGTTTGCTGAAACAGAAAATCCTCATACGATACAAGGCACAGAATTCGAAGCTGGTCATACAGAAATGACTGCTTTTTTGAAATCATTTCCTACTGGTTTTACTAAAAACTATACTAGATACGATGCTCCTAGTGGAGCAAGAGTTAATCTAACTCAATGGTTTTCTAATAATATTCCAGATATTAAAACTATTAATTCACTATATGATTCGATATCTCCATACAAAACATTTTTTGATGATAAAGTAGTAACTGCTAATGTGCTTAGTGAATTATTCTTTAAAACTAATTTCACCAATACAGATGAGATAAATAAAATCATATCAAGAATATTTACCCATAGTGAAGATTCATATAAATCAGTAGAATTAGAAAGAATCTTTATGGGTATTAATATGGATTATAATGAGACAAATAGTACCTATCATGTAAAAGAATTTCCTAATAATTTTAAATTAAAACCTAAACTCAATACTGAATTAGAAGGAATTACTATTAGATATTGCATGAATGATAATGAAACATATTTCTCTACAATTTTTGGTGGTGCATTTGTAGATGAGTTAGATGTTTCCGAAATAAAGATTAATAAAAATTACAGTAGTAACCAATTTGCAAACTGTTTATTTAGAGGATGTATAGCTCAAAAAGTAAAAGGTTTAGAAACTTTCCCATTTGAAAACTATAGTTATACTACAGAAAAAACATTCGAAGGCCTATTTAATCTTGATAGATATATTGATAAAATAGATGATCCTGCATTAAAAAAGAAAATAAAACAAAGATATTATAATAATATCGATGTAGATAAAGAGAATTATGACCCAATATTTGAATATTGGAAGAATGATAAACCATTAGTAATTAAATCTCTAGGTAATTTTATGACCAAAAGTGATGTAGCAGAAGACTATGATAGGGTAGCAGGTTCTTTTAGTGGTAGTATAAGGTTATTAAGAACTTTTGCTAATGCATACATTAATACTTTAGAATTAACAAAAGATGTATATTTGAGATATTGCTATTCGTATGAAAGTATGTTTGAAGGAGCATCTATAAGAAATCTAAAAATAGGATCAAAGATAGGTGCTGTTAATAGATATATGGGCTCTTATAAAAATATGCTCAAATTATCCACTAAAGGTCCGTTTAAATTAGAGAGTATAAATGTTACTTTTGTATTCCCTGATAAAAAATATCTTTCAGATCTTCCTAGATGGGCTAAAAGAGTAAAAGATCCTAATTGGCGTCCTACCGAACCAGATACTGCTAAACAGGCTGAGCTGATTAAAGATATGCTTCCTAATAAAGATGCAATAGCTCCTAATGCATATCCTAGTAAAATTAATATTAAATTGATTAATTTTAATTTTGAAGATATGCTTAAATTTGTTCAAGATAATGGTTATCCAGAAATAACAACAGAAGATCAGTTGTTAGAATTTATGGGTGGATGTCCTAGACAATATTTACAATTTGAAGAAAAAACAAGATCGGATTATATGGTCGCTGATCATGAGGCACATGGTGCAGAAGCATAATATAATGGGTAGAGGCGTATTGTCTCTACCCTTCCTTTTTGTGTTTCTTGACAATGAAGTAATGTTTCGTTAATATAAGAGATTACTCTCTTTTTATTTAAGATATAGGAGGATAGCAATATATGGCTATAGTAAATAATCCTCATGATATACATGATATAGATAAGCAGTATACGACTTGGACAAAATTAGCAAAGCAAAAAGGGATTCTGATATCTATGAATAACCAATGGTTCGCTTCAACATCTTCATATTTTGCTGAAGAGTGGTTAGCAGATTCTACAGATCCAGATTCTGAAGATGATCCTGTAGTTGGTAAAGCTGCTAGAAAGAAAAATGAATTAGCTAATAATATCATTTCCAATTATTTTACAAATAGAACAATAGATTTTACCAATGATAATGCTTTTACTAAAGTATTTACAAAAAATGATGATAGGGAATATTATTTCCAATTCCATTATTACACAGTAGATGAAATTATTAAACCATCTAATACTGATGGGGGTTTATTATATAATAATGGATTATTTGAATTAAGAATTTTAGATGGTGATTCTCCTTCTGCTAATATCGTAGATACAATAAAAGTATGCTGTAATGACAATTCTTCTGGATTTAGAAATAATGATAGGCATACAGAAGTTCTTCCAGGAAAGTTTGTTATTTGTTATATAAAACCAAATGGTGAAAAAGGAACTGTAAAATCAGATATCATATATCCATTGGATACACTATACTATTTCGTTGGATATGGTCTTCTTGGAGATTTTATTAATGTTGCCTCTAATAGTAAATATGTTGCAAGCCAAACAGATGATATAGGAATTCCTAAATTCTTATCTCTAGTAAATGATTTCAGCTATGCCCCTGCCTCAGGAGCAGCTGTGGCAAGTTTTACAAGTACTAGTTTAGTAAAAGTTCCAAAAGATACTAATGCAACAAGTTATGAGAGTGCACCTTATTATTTTGATGATAGAAGCAAACAAAGAAATGGTCTTAATGTAGCAGCTAAGGGTGCTGCAGATTATGTAAGAAATGTCTGGTTTACAGCAGATGATATTCCTACATTAAAAGTATTTGATTTGTTTACTAATTTTAGATTAAATACAGAATTCATGGTAGATATTGTAGGACCTTTCCATTATGAAGGATCAGATCTTAGACTTATAGAAAATGGTATTACTGGAATCAATATGAGAACATTCAGATTTGATAACTGTAAGACTGTTAAAAATCTATTCTCTGGTATGAAGAAACTAACTACTATTGCAAACTTTAAATTTTTAGGTGCGGATAAGGTTGAATCTATGCAAAGAATGTTCTATGGGTGTTCTGCTCTAGAAGAAATAGATTGGACTAACTCAGGGGTTCCTAAAAATTGCAAAAATTATAAAAACTGTTTCGAAATATCTCCAAGCTCATATAATCCTAATACAACTTTAAAGAGAATTAAATTATCTAGAGAATTTGGAAACAATATCTCTAAAGTGGAAGATTTTTCTTATGTATTTAATAATAATGCTGCCCTAACATCGATAGAAAATCTATCTTTAAACATGCCAAAATGTAAAACATTTGAAAGGGCATTTAAAGGATGTAAAAACTTACAAGATGTAGATTTGACCAATATTGCATCAGATCCAAATACTCCTATAAATTTAGCATATATGTTTTATGACTGTAATAATATTACAGGCCCTGTAGATTTGTCCAAAATCAGCAGAATAGGGGATATGAAAAATATTTTTTACTCTGCTTCTAAGCTTACGTCTATTAAATTTAAAAAAGGCGCATTAGATTTTAGAACCAATCCTCCTATTAATAGTAGAGGTAGAGTAATAGAAGATAATATTACAGCAGCATTTAATAATTGCAGTAAACTAACTAAAATAGAAAACATAGAAGATCTAGACATTCCAAATGCAATTACAGTTAGCGAATTATTCTCAGGTATGGAATCTATAGAATCTCTATCACTTCCTAAATTTACATTTGAAAATGTAATAGATGCATCATTATGCTTTGCTTACCAACGTAAGGTAAAATCTATATCTGTACCAAAAGCTGTATTTGGACCTAAAACAGGAGATATCTCAAGATTATTTAATTTTAATACAGAATTAAAGACATTAGATTTTCCACCATTGACCAAACCTAATAATCCTCAAAACACTACAAATCTAACAAGAATGGTATGTGTGTTCTATAATTGTAGTAAATTAGAAACTCCGATTTATATATCTAATATAGACACTTCTAAGGTGAATACAATGTATGGATTATTTAGATTTGGAAATACTTTGGCTTCTGACAATCCTGTTGAAGTGCATGGTATAGAAGATATGAATGTATCAAAAGTTAATGATTTCACAGAAATGTTTGGGGTTAAACTAAAAGACAAAACAACGTTAGATCTTTCTAGATGGGACGTTTCAAAAGGCGTTACATTCACAAACATGTTTTCAAGTTCTAGAATAAATAAATTCAATCTTACTGGATGGAATATGACTAATGCTATGGTTATGGACTATATGTTCTCAGCTACTATGATCACATCAACTGATGATATTATTGGTTTAGATGGATTGAATCTTACTAATGTAAGAAATAAAGTTGCTTATGATGGAAGAAATGGTGGGGGAATAAATGGATTATTTAACACTAATACATATCTAACAAGATTGGCCCCTCCTAATAGTATTAAAAATATTCCAAATATTGTAAGCTTAAGAGATTTTGTTAGTGGATGTAATAATCTTAGATCTTTAGATCTTAATGGTGCTAATTATGGAGTAATCTCTGATATAGATAGAATTGCTAATGACTGTAGATCTTTAGAAACTATTGATTTTACTGGTATAACTTTTAAAATCAAATATGCTCAATACGCATTTATGGATTGTAGAGTACTTAGAGAAATTAAAGGAGCAGTATTTGATTTCACAGATCTTGAGGATATTAATAATATTCAAGATATGTTTAAATATTGTAATTCTCTTAATGGGGTAAAGGTTAAAAATATACCTAATAATAATAAAACTAGATTCGAACAAGTAACAGGTTTGAGTTCTTCTCAATATACAATAGTATCATAATACGAAAGGTGAATAATAAATATGTATTTTAAAGAAGTAAATCCATTGAATGAATCATCTTATTCTATCTTATCTCTCTTTGGTGGTAATGCATGGTATCCAATGACTATGATTCAAAGTAATAAAGAAATTGCTAAAGCTAGAGAATCTTTTTTAAGCAAATTCAAAATTCCAAAACCAGCTGAAGTTAAATTAGAAAAAGTATTGGATAAGATTTCTAATGGTGATATTAATAAACTTCCTCCTATCAATCTAATTGATATTGATGGGTATCTCAATGCAAGACGTCGTATGGATGTTGCTATTAAAGGTTATAGCAAGGCTGCAAACAAAACAGTTATGGATACAGAACGGAAAGATTTCTATGGTACTATAACTTATCCGTTGATGAAAGAGATGCTTAGAAGCTATACTTATGATAATGATCATGTTACAGATGCTCAATATCTCCCATATGTATTGAAAGATAAGTATCTTCTATACTTTACTTTTAATAAATCTGGTTTATTAAGCATTTCTTATGTAGGTTCTGATAATTATAGAGATCCTATGTGTCCTATTGCATTAGGGTTAATTGTAGATGGAGAACCTGTCAAGTTTACAGTTTTTAATAAATAGAAAATATATGCTCCATACCCTTATTTGGGTATGGAGTAATTCTTCATTTATTTATATACTATAATAGTGAAAATAGATTTTTATTATGAAGCATATTTAATTCTTATTTTAACAAAGATATATTATTAACAGACTAAATTATTTTAAGAGGAGATGATTTTTATGCCAAACCAAATAGAATATGTGGAAAGATGGAGAAAGCTTATAGATAAAGATATCAGTGATCTATTTATAAAATTCGGAGCTGTGCTAAGCTATATTCAGCATACTCTAACTTATGATCCAGAAGCTAAAGATCCAGAGCTAGTAAAAGCTAGCAACATGTCTAGATTAGAAGATGATAAAGAAAAAAGTAATAAAGCGATGTTCTTTATTCTATTCTATAGATATGATATACTAATGACTCTTATTGATAATAATAAAGATATTTCCGAATCAAAGGAAAGAGAGATCTTTTCAATAATGGTCGATAATCAAAAACTTAATAAAATTCTATCAAAGATTCATGAGGTTAGATCTAATAAAACATTAGATGATTTTAAATAAAGGAAAGTGAGGTACTATGTTCTTTTATAAGAATGCTGTAAATGTATTTTCAGATGCTTCTACCAAGATCATTAATCCTGGAACAAATAAGAATAAGTTTCTTACTTGTCCTGGATTTGTGACTACTATCAATGGTAGCATAATTAATGAAGGTTATGATATCGTAGAAGCTACTGTAAACTATGCAGAGCTATATGCTATTCGTATGGGTATTGCAGATTTGCTTAAGTATAAAAATACTGATTTGTTTTTAAATATCTTCTCTGATTCTAAAATTTCTGTATTTGGTTTGAGAGAATGGTTCTTTAAGTATTATAAAAATGGTAGAGATTATACTCTAATGACAAATAATGCTCGTACTGGTAAAAAACCAGTTGCTAATCAAGAACTCATTTTAGATATTGTAAGAATGATTCTTCAAGCAAATGTAAATGTATCTATTTATCATGTACCTGGGCATATTCAAGCTAATAATATAGATAGTATGAATAAGTTCCACTACATGTTCCACAACAATAATTTCCCAGACAATCAAAGGATAACTGTACCTTTAGATACTGAGATTGAAATTGCTGAATTTAATAACTACGTTGATAATCTTACTAGAACTAAATTAAACCGTGCTATTAAGAGTGGATCTTTAGATAAGTTTGATATCAAAAGAAAACTATATCCAGCTATCTGGTATCCTAAACCAGAAGACGTAACAGACTATTTACACCTAGTACATCAGGTTCGGTAAACCTGTACTAGATTGCATACTATAATTATGAGGAGGTATTTAAATTATGGAGTTCTTAAGCAAGATAAATGGAACTTGCTCTAATCCAGTCGCTCCAGTAGAAGACCTATTTGGATATACAAATATTGCAGGAGAAGACTTCATTGGAGTAGCTCCAGATATTAGTATAGAAAGATGGTTCAATGACTTAATTGAACAATATGGATTAGGACAACTAGTTCAAATGTATCCTTATCAACCAATGAAAGTTAATAAGGAAACTGGTATTATAGAACCAATCAGTCCAGATTGTAATTATAATGCTAGGGTAACGAACTGCTTCCATGTTCTTTACCAACGACGTCGTGATAAAATGATTCAACAATCCGTTCAACAGGTTAGTCCTGTTGAACAGATTCCTTTCCAAAATGTGAATGTAATGAATCAATCTTTTTTATCACAAAATCCAATTTTAGCAAGTGGAAATGCAATGCAAGTATCCAATAACACACAAGCTGCTATGAGTGCTAATTTACAGCAACCTATAGTCCAGAATCAAGGGTACTCGCTTAATTTACAATCACAGTTTGATAAAACAGATCGTGTAGAAAGAAGTATTGAGGTATTACCAGAGCATATGATTGCATCTGAGGACGATCCTGATTTAATAAGATTTAATCCTACTGAGGATATAACTATCAAACCTGTAGAGCAAGGGTCATTCCATCCAAATAAAAAAGATGGATATTATATAGATGATGATGGATCTCTTATAGGTAAACCTTTAGAGACTATAAATCCTATATTTAACAACCCTAACTATGGATCTTATTACAGTCAGCCATTTGCAAGTCCTTATCCAACGTATCAGCAGTATTACCCGTCTGGTATATTCCCAAGTAATAATTCCTATATTCCAACTTATAGATCGGTGAAGTGATGTTTGAAATGTTTGATAAAAAATATAAAGTCAAGACTGTTCAAGACAGTATTGATCAAGTACTTGCTAAAATGGAAAAAGAAGAGGCAATGCAACAAAACCCATCTATGTATGAACCACAACCTCAGCCAATATCTATGCAGCAAGAGGTTATGATGTCTATGATGAATGGGGGAAATCCAGCATTAGCTCTTATGAATCAGCAACAGCAAGGGTTTAATGGTATGGTAGATTTTAGCAATCCAGCATCGGTTGGCAATATGCAAAATAATCTACAAAATGATCCCAACTTCCAAGCTAATCAGAATGCTGTTTTAGCTATGATGAATCAAGCTTTGGCAGCTATGCCAAATGTACAAGTTAGTCCAGCTGCCCCTCCACCACCTCCACAGTGGAATGGGTATTCTCAACATCCATTTCCTCAGATGGTTGGAAATAATTTTGCATTAAATCCTAATTTACAGCAAGCACAATACCAGAATCCTCTAGATGGTATTGTTCCTGCTGATCCAAATGCATTTAATTCTAGTGCTAGTTGGTATACTAGTAATCCATTTCCTACTCAGCAAGGATTAGGTATGAATCCTAATGTTGGTGGATGGAATACAAATCCAAGTTACTACAATTTATATATGAATGATCCTTTTAATAGGGAAGCGTATATGAGATTTACCGAAGAAGAAATCCGATCTGGCCAGGGATTTGTGGTAAAAGTAGTATCTAAAACACAAGAGGAAATAGATAAAGAAAGAGAACAGGATATACTTGATGAGCAAGAAGCTATCAGGAATCATCCTACATGGGAAGAGAAACTTAATCCAGACTTTAAAGTTGTTATAAAGACTGTAGATAGAGAGCTTCCAGAGCATTTTAAAAAACAACAACAACAAGAGTCTCAGGTTGTTGAAGAAGAGGTCAAAGAGGAAGGACCTAGTCGTGTTATAATAGAATGCTTAAATTCCGAGATAGATATTCTTAAAGGTTGGTTATATGAAATCAAGCCTAAGGATCTCAACGGATTAGATAAAGAGAAAATCATAGTGCCAAGGCTTAGGAGACTATTCTTCAATAAACGCGATGAAGAAGCTTTGAGGAATCTATGTAAAAGATTGCAAGTTTATAATCCTCCACTCGCAAGAGTAGTATGGGCTAAAAGACATCTAAAATATCGAGATGACTATCAGCTATTCATAACTGCAGCAGAAGATATTCTAAATGAATATGAGATTGCAGAAATGTTCGACAAAGAAGATGAAGGCTATTACGATTATAGAGTTCCTATGAGAAATAGGAAGCTGCCTGAATATACCATAGATGAAAATGGTAAAAAGATCTTTGACGAAAACTATTATGAATACCATCCGTTCAGAAAATATACCGACGATACTTTTGAGTACGAGTATGATAGAGGAAGAGAACTTACAAAAGAAGAATTTAATTTGTTCTGTGAGTATGAGGAGACGTGCCTGGTATATAGCTTCCACCAATTAAGACTCAAGAACTTTTATGAAGTTAATAGAAGACTTCAAAACCTACCTCTTTCCTATAGCGTTGATAGAAAAGAGTTAGCAATTAGAGAAGAAAAGCTAAGAAAGCTTTTAGAAGAGCGCATCAGTATTAGAGAGAATGCTGAAGCTAAGAAGAAAGAAGAAATAGAGCAGCAATGCAAGAATAAAAGGGTATCTGATCCTAGAACCCTAGAAGAGATAGAAAATGAGTACTACAATAGATTTGATCCAGTAGAAGCTCATTATCATGAAATGCGGGTATTAAGAAAGAAACAAGAACAACAGTATGAGTTATATCGAGATATCTTCTCTTCAAAATCCCAAAAAGAATTTGATGCATGGTGGTATGGTAAGAATTCATCTCGTTATCAGCAAGAGAACCTACCTCCAGAAGAGTTACAGAGAAGACAACGTGAAGAATACGTCGATCGTATGACCGAAGCAAATATAGCCTTACTCTCTAAGGCACAAGTGATAGATCCTGTACAGATTACCAATAATTTCCGATATTGGCAACAAGCTGAGTTGCAAAAGTTATTTGGTAATACAATGAATGAGGCAACCTCACTTAAAGATGTATTTGAGAAAGTAATCCCACATGCCCTATATGAAATCTCTTGTGAAAATATAGAAAAGCAAAGACGAGAAGCTACGAATAATTCATATACTCATATGGCTTATAAGAGAGCTTTAATCGAACTTGCTAATAATAAAGTGCTCGCAGGCAATGATGATCCTAACTTCAAGCCAGGACCAGTAGATCCAAGATTCGGATATCCAGCAAATTGGGTAGATCCTACGAATTCTAGAGAATACGAAGAACGTAAAGCACGATTTATGGAATATTGTAAAAACTCCATGGGTGTAAATATGCCTTTGAGACCTATTTATAAATAAGGTGGTGGGTATATGAATATCAAAGAACGCAATGCTTTAATAAGGCAATCTCTAGATGCTGCTAGGTTTGTTAACTTTGATTCCGACGTGTTTAAGTTTACAGAAGAGGATTGGGATAAAATGTCTAAACCTCCTCTCACTACATACGTTCCTGCTCCTATTATAGATCAATTAAGATCTATAGTAAACAATGTTAAACTAATGAACAATCCATCTAAAAAGTATGAATTGGTTAATGAATTATTTGCTACTATTGGATTAAAACCTCTAGCTTCCGGTACTAATAGAAGAACATTTTATTGTACCTATGATCCAACAGTAGTAATCAAAATAGCATCTGATAGAGTTGGTAAATCTGATAATTTATCAGAGTTTACTCTACAGAAGCTTATCAAACCATTCTGTACTAAGTCATTTGATGTGACACCAGATGGAGTTGTTGCATTGGTAGAACGTGTTGAAACAATGAAAGAGACAGACTTTAAAAAAGTATGTGCTAGTGATGTATTCGATTTTACGTTCGAGATTCTTAGAAGAGGATATGTGATGGAAGATATAGGAGGTAACTTCTATAAGAACTGGGGTATAAGATTCGGCTTTGGTCCTGTTATCCTAGATTATCCATATATATTCGAATTAGATTGGACAAAGCTAAGATGCAGTCATAAAGACGTTCATACTGGATATCTTTGTGATGGATACCTTGATTATGATTATGATAAAGGTATGTCTGAGATTATCTGTACCAAATGTGGTACTAGATATACGGCTAAGTATTTAGCCAGAAGAATAGAAGCTAAAACGTTATTAGAAAAGATTAATAGAAAGAGGGACAACGAAATGGCATTATTAGATACAGATTTCAAAGTAGTAATTAAAAGAGGCGATCAAATCGTCAAAAGATGTTATAATGAAACTGATACAGTAGTAGATAGTAGAACAAAACTTGGTGGTCATAAAGAATCCGAACAAGGTTTTGTTTTGAAATCTAATAAAACTGAACCACAAAAATTTACAGTAAAACGTAAAGTAGAAGATCACGATTCTAATCAAGATAATCATAGTCATGGTAATAAGAAAATGTATCCAAACTTTACTGATCAACCATTGACTACTGATAACTTAATCTTCTACCCAAGAAGTTTGAAAAATGATATCATCTTCTTCTTAAAGAAAATGGAAGATAAATATGGTGCTGAAACTGCTGTAAGATTAGCAGCTATTGTAGGTACTGTATATAATCCTATCGATCCTGACTTTGTGATTCAAGAAACAGAAGAAGAAAAGGCAGACCCAAAGTCTGAAGCTCCTATCGAAACTAGTTATGATTTCGATAAAGGGGAGCTAGAACCAAATGATGTCCAACCTATGGAAGAACTAGCTAAAGAAGCTATTGAAAAGATGGATCAAATTAAAGAAGATGAAGAGAATCCACAACCAACTAGCTTTCCAACTGTAGCTCGTCCATATGAAGAAGTAAAGAGTATGAGTATTGAAGATATCATTACAGAATCCATCTCTAAAGATGAATTAGATATCTTCAAAGAAAGCGATGCTCCTAAAGAAAATCTATTTCCAGTAAAACCAATCTCTAAAGAAGAAGAGGAAGCAGCGGCATTAACTTCTAATACAGAGAATGTTATTAATGGTATTATTGGATCTTCTTTAGTGGATACATTGAAAGAACGTCAAATGGCAGAAGATCTTAAACTTAGAGTTCTAGCTAAATTTGATAATCAACTAGTACCAGATGTAGATATTGATACTACTATTAGAAAATTGGTTAATGAGATTACTGAATTGATCAAAGATGATATTCAATCTATGAGTGAAACTACAGAAGGCTTAGAAGTAAATGTTTCCAAGACCGTAGACAATAGAAATAATGAATGCTTTAGCGTAGTAGTAAAGAACTTTACTAGCCCAGTATTCGATTGTACTATTTACCCAGCTGCTGCTGAGGAAGTTACTGACAAAACTGAAAACGAAGGTGGAGAAAAAGCAATGGAAAAAGCTATTTTTAATTTCTTAAGTGCAAAAGTAGATGAGATCGAACATGATTATTCTTCTGAGGAAGAAGCTAAGACTTCTATCGCCACTGCATTGTATGGTGCATTTAAAGATGAGTTTAAAGATAAATTCACTCCAGCTCGTATGATGGAAATCTGCAAAGAATATGTAGATAATTATGTAACCTTCAATAATGATGAAGAAAATAGTGAGGAAGAAGTTCACACAGCAGCTGATGAATTATAATTTCGCGAAGGGTGATAAACTATGATTAATCAGCAACCTCGTTTTAATCAATTCTTAGAAGGCGTTCTGTATGGTTGCAATGATGCAGGCAGTATTCCAGATGCACTAGCATCTGGATATGCTGTAATAGCAGTAGTAGATATAGAAGAGGCCTACAAGTATGCTAATATACCAAACTTAGCAATCATGTCTAATCTATTACCACCTCCAGAAGCTGTAACAGCTTATATTGATGGAGAAGCAGCTATTGGTCATCAGATCTATTATGAGTATTTATCTCATAAAGAACGTGAGTCTACAATGGTTACTATTTTACAAGCATTGTATGGCCACAGACCAAGTATCAGATTTAGAAACTTTCTAATCTATACAGATTATGAACCTGATGTAGAATTCAATATCTTGTATACTTTAGGAGAATTCTTTAAGAATACATTTGGTGTTGTGATGGCACCATATAAACAATCTCATGCATACAATATTGGTACTGATCAATTTGATTATGTGATTGCTAACTTATTATTCTCTAATGGTAAGATTAACAAGTATGAGTTTGTGCGTATGCTTCCACAAGATGCAATGCCTACAGATATATCCTGCAGTGTTCTATTATCTGATATTAACTATCAACCTTCTGGATTGGAAGATGGGTATAGAATTGTATGCAATTATATAGCTCAACTTAGAGAAGAGATTGCATCTAACTTTATCAAGAAATCTCCTATCATTCAATTGAATGATAAACTCAATAAAGAAGTGGAGCAAAGTATCAATAATAAGATCTTTGAATCTCAATCTAGATTTGGTAATAAGTAAAAGGATAAAGAGAACTCATAACGAGTTCTCTTTTCTTTTTTGTTTGGAGGATTAAATTATGCCTATAGTTAGAACTGAAGAAGAATTAGAATATGCAAGACAACTTATTCTAAGTGATTTTATGAATTTTGGTTGGTTTAAAGTAGAGAATACTAATCAAAAGATTACTAGAGATCAATTAGAATCTATTAAAGCTGGAGCTTATCAAGATATGTATGGAGAAGTTCAAGCATTCTTTATAGCAAAGGCTTTATTAGATAATAAACAAAAATCAACTGAAGTGGAAGAAGTTACAGAAGAGATGGAACCATTAGAATATTCTGTAAAACAAGAAGTTGTATCAAAGAATTATACTGATGAAGAAGATAAGATGCAGGATAATAAATTTGTAACATATTATCTTGTAACTCAACAATATAAGAGTGGTGCATTCACTGGAAAACATCTTCCAACTCAAGATGATATTGATAGAAGCGTTGCATTGAATAAGAGTAGTAAATTCTCTTATTTATTCCTAGATAATAGATGATATAATCATATACTATAATCTTGAATAGAAGAAAAGGAGTGTGATTATATTGAAACTTCAATTCATTAATATTAATGATATGAGATTGTTGGAATATGTAAAAGATAAAGTAAGAGTAGAGAATGCACCAGTATTTAATTTCTATTCCATGTTGGATTTTGGATATAGAGTAGAAGCATTAAAACCGCTTCCTAATATTATGCAGTATCTATCGTATGCTAATTCTTTTAATGATGATAATTATACAGTTCAATTTGATAAGGCTTATGCATATCAGATCCTATATAATGAAGCATCTTTCTTAGATCTTATGAAAATCATTAGTATGGTAGAGAATACAGAAACAGTTATAGTTGTAACAAACCATTCCCATCCTATAGTAGAAGCTATTGTGGATTCTCTTATTAAATTTATCCAAGAACGATATGCTCTTCAAAGTTTTATTATAAATGATTTAGATGATATAGACCAATTTGCTACATCTACTTTTGAAACAGAAGGTGGATATCTAAACTATGTTGATGATCTTAAACGTATGGGAAGATATTGTGACCCACATCAATTACTAAAAGAATCTGAATTTTATATTTAAGGAGCATATATGGCTATATGGGAAAAGGATAGATATGTTGCTCCATATGAGTGGCTTATAAATAGACACTTAAGAGAGTATGATTTATCTAAAGCTAATATAAGTCTCTTATTAGAATATGGATTCATAACAAAAAAGAGATATGATGAAATATTTCATATGTCAAGAGAACAAAGGGAAATAACAGTAGGACTAATGCAACGAGATGATCCTGAACTATCTAAAGGTTTGTCTAACTGTTTTAAAGATGCAAGAAGAAGATTCTTTGAAATAAATCAGCTAAATCCAGATAATGTATTATATATAGATAAAGATTCAATAACTACAATAGACACAGAGGTCCCATATACAAGATTATCTAATAATCTTGAGTTTAAACTAAAGAATGAATACAGTAGTTTTTATAGATTGCAATTTATAGATTTTCTATATTATTGTAATGGGACTGTTGAAAGGTTTCGTTTAAAAGGAGCTGGAAAACAAGTTCCTATTAAACATAAAAATCATTTAATGCAATTCTTATTGGCTTTAGCATATACAGCTCAAACTGATACAATAGAGAATTGTGTATTAATGGTAAAGGATTTCTACCATCAGTATACTCATAGAATGTTAGAAACCAATTTTTATAGAGAGTTGAATAACCGTTGTATGTATAAAGTGGTAAATACTGGATATAGTACTTATTATGCAGATGCATTAAATAGTATCGGATCTGAATTTATAGATATATCACACAATGCTGATATTTTAAGAATTCTTTATAGAATCTTTACTACTGAATATTTTTCAAAAAGATGAGGGCTATGGGAACTTAATCCCATAGCCTTTTATTTTTTATCATTATTATTGATAGGTTTTTGATAAATGACACGATTATTCCCAGCTGCAAGAAGAGTAATATAGATAAAGCACTTACTAGATAAGATACTGCCTAATCTATCATCACCATAGTATAGTTCTAACTTCTTTCTAAATGCTTTAGACATGTTAGAAGCTACACTATCTTTAAGTTCTTGCATTAGAGCAATTTGTTCTTTTTCTGAAACATAATCGTTCATAATATTTGGATGGAAGAATCCTACGTCTCTATTATAACATTCTTCAATATATAAATCTAATATCTTATCCAATTCTTTGAATTGATCAAATTCTATTAATTCTAATAACTCTTTTTCTTTTTTGTGATCTAAATATTTATAAGCTAAGGTTAAGATATATAGAACAGTTGCCCATACAAATGGGAAGATATAATCTCCACTAATAAGGAAGATTATAATAGATGCTAATAAAATATAGATCCCTTTATGATCTAGTATATTTTTTATAATAGAATCTGTACCAATTCTTATATTTAAGAATAGGTTATTAAAGAACCATTTTATATTATTTCGAAAATTATCATATTTGGAATAGAATTCAGCCATAGTTAAATTACCTCTCTAGTGTTTTTAGTCTGTTAGTTCTTTTCTAGTATACTCCCAAGCATATAAATATGCTATTTTATTATCCCCATACTTATACATAAGCGGTTTATCTTTTGCTTTACCAACTACAATTTTGCAAAATGCTTTTATTTTAACTGGATTTACAACCCATAATTCTTTAGTATGGTTCACATCTGGGACTTGTGATTTTGAAGGATGTATAATTTTTAGACTATTCATATCTGCTGGAGTATGAACGTAAAATTCCTTACCCTCAAGATTTTGAGATAAAGCTATTAAGCATCCATTAATAGAAGAGCTAAAACAAACTCTTTTAGTTGTAGCATCTTCATAGCCATTATCTGTAAGGAAATTTTTTGGAACTCTAGGAGTTAAAACTTTTCCATCCATATTATCTTTCGATATGAAATATATCTTTTTATATAGTGCCATTATTTAAATTACCTCTCTAGTTTAGTTGACCAATCATATAGTTTGTCTCTTAGTTCTAAGAGCTTACTTGCTTGTTCTTCTTTAAATTTATATTTACCATCTAGAGAGTTGTTTAAATACATCATAAGCTTATAAGCAATATCTCTATTTAGTCCATTAGGATATCTTTCTAATAGAGACCACCACTTACCAAAGATCATTTCTGGATGAACGTATAGGTATTTATGATGATACATTTGGTGACATGTTTTACAAAGCATTACTACTGGAATATTATTTTGAGTATGCTCATATCTTAACAAATCTGATAGATCAAACTCAGTAATAGCCCCATAGGTATTTAAAATATGCTCTGTAATAATAATAGCAATATCATAGATATTAAGCATACAATGATGCATTTCTAAAGATGCCATCTCTTCACCCTCATCATTACCAGCAGTAATATTAGGATGGAATTGACAGCAATCCAAACCAATAGAATATAGATATGCTTTATAGTGTTTATAAGTTCTACTATGTCTGAATTCTCTAATAGCTGAATCTAGAAATGCTTTATATTCATCAAGGTCATAAGACCCTTCTTTAGTTAATGCAAATTCTACTGCATACTCTGAATTTGGAGAGGTTAAGAGTGGATTATACTCTGCATTCTCTACAAATACATTTGGAAATACATTTGTCTGTGTATACATTCTATTTAGCTCCCTTTATAATACTAACGGAATTATTTGTATGTTGCCCGCTGCAATTAGGACATATCCCTATAAAACTGCCCATCTCTGACATTAGATTAATTTTATAGGAATTTAGAAAGGAGAAGCTACTATGTCTTTACCTTTTTCTGAGGCTAAATTGACAACTCAAAATCCTTTCATAGATTTGGTGTTATATAATCTTAAGCTATTGGCCTTTAATTCAATTATCAAAGACCAGGCTAAAGCAGATAGATATGAAACTACTGAGTCTCTAAGGAATGCATCTTTATATATTGCATGCATAGAAAACCATATCGAATTAGATATGTTTAAAGGCATTCAATATCCTAGAGATTTATTAATAAAAGCTGGGTTAGATGAAAAAGAACTTTGGGTTTATGAAAACTTCAAAGACAACTATTATATCCCAGATGAATATAGACCTAAACTTACCGAATTATTAAGACAATGGTTTATTGATACATATATGGATGATAAGGAGTTAAATCCTTATTATCGAAATCTTGTCGGATATCCAGCGATTGATCAATGGGGTATTCCTGTAAGAGAGTTTGAATATATGTTCCCAGATTATCTAGAATATGATAAGACTGCAACATATATGCATGAACTTTCAAATGAAGTAATTAAAGAGTTATCTGGATTAGGTATTTTGGATGCTATTCTATCCCAATATCCAGATCATAAATATCTCAAATATAAAACTTATGGTATTAATATTTATGAAGCTAGAAAGAAATTAGACTTCCAAATATTATGGTATCCAGAAGGTTCTGATGTAGACTACAGTGTTACTGAAGAATTCTTATTGAAGTATACTCAAAACCGTAAGTTTATGTTGGAAACGGTATATTCTTATGCTATGGAATTAGAAGAGAAGAATTATCATGATATGATGATTATTTATCTCATCATTTCTGTATTAGTAGATATACTTGTAGATATTCAATCTCATATCATCAAGAAAGATATTCTTGATAGACGTTGTATTGAATTTATCTTCTCTATGTATGGGGTTCCATATTATAGAGTTATTCCTATTGAATATCAAAAATCTTTAGCTAGAAATATTCATTCATTGTGTAAATACAAATCATCCACTACTGAGATGCTTAATATTATTAAACTCTTTGATACTAAAGATAAGTATGGTATTAAGATCTTTAAGTATTGGCTTCTTAAAGAAAGAATTGCAGATTCTTATAATGGATTTGAATGGAAATCTAAGAAAGTTCTTAAAGGAAATTATAACCAAAATATTGAAGAAGAGCATATTACTGTAGATATTACTAAATCTCCAGAACGTCAAATTATACCACATGATATTCTCATGTATAATACAAACGTTAACAAGAATATGGGTAAGAAGAACATTCTTCAATCTAAAGAATATAAACCTTCTAATTATAGCTTAGAAGCTAGAAGAGCTGCTGCATCTACTATTGCTGCTATTAAAGGCATTAAATTCGACCTTACTTTATTTGGCGATTCTTTAAATACTACTTCTGGACTTGGTTATGCTGCTATCAATGGCGCATCACTATATGATATTGGCGGTAATTTAACTTTAAAGAATAAAGAAACCAAACAAGACTTCAATGCTTCTATTAAAGTACAGACTGCTTCTTATGTAAACCTTGCATTCCAAGAAATAGTTGGCAAAGATCTAACCTTTGTTCCTAATCATCTTGGTTATGATTTGAATGGTGATCTATTAGTAGATTACAATGGTGGACAATCTAAAGATATCAATGGTCATTTATATTTTGATTATATTGGTATTATCCCATTCCCATTCGATTACTATCTTCAAAAGGGTAATGTATTATTCGTTAGATTAGAAGATAAGTTCTTAGTTGAAGGTGTAGATTATGAGATCTATGATTATAACAAGATAAGATTCTTTAATGAGATTCTTGATGGTAAAAAAGAAATTACTTACGATTTCTATTATGATAGATCTACTAAAAATACTAAGTTTAACGTTGATAAATCTTATAATTTCCAAACTAAGGTTAAGACTTATGAAGGTGCTAATTCTATTAATCTAGGAACTTTACCATTTGGTGATTTCTTCTTGAAAGAAAATCAATTAATCGTAACAGTAGACTCCGTATTCTTAGCACCTAATACTTATAGAGTAGACTTAGCTACAAATGTGCTTACTATTGATAACAGAATAGATACTGTTGGTAAGAAAGTAAATTGTATATTCATTTATTCAACTTATTCTCAAGCTAGATTCTTCAAATCTACCACTATTACAGAAACTGATAATCAAACTAAAATCTATATTGATGAACCATTCAAAAACTATTGTTTAAATGGGAATACTTTCTTTGTAATGATTGGAAAGCGATTCATATCTAATAAAGAATATGATATAAATATCTCTGAAATAGATGGTGGTTCATATATTACTCTTAAGAATAGCAATCTTGAAGCTGGAACTGCTATTGACTTTAACTTCATTTATTCCACAAATGCTATTAATGAGGATATTGAATTAAAGCGTAAGGTAATTAAATTAAAAGCTACAACAGATTACCAAAATGAGTTTAAGGTAACATATCCATTCAAGAGCTATGTATCTACTAAATATAAACACTATGTAAAATATTTAGATAAATATTTACCAGAAGATTGGTATAGTATTACTAATAACTCTCTAGTCATTGTAAATGATACTCTTGCTCTTCATAAAGATGATGAGTTAGAATTAGAATTGGTTTATATTGATAAAGATAGAACCAAACCTGAATTTAGTAATATTAAAGTTGCTATCACTCACTTAGTAGCAGGATCTGATAATCAAGATAGATTCCCTATTATCTTCCCAGTAGAAAACTACTTTACAAAAGGAAATAAAGTATGTGTAGATATTGAAGGTTCTATGCTTACTGAAGGGATAGATTATACTGTAAACTATAATAAGAAAAATATAAGATTGCTTAAAAAGAAATTATTCTTGAAAAAAGGTCAACAAGTAAATATTACATTCTTCTTTAATGGAGTTACAGAAAATACTTTGGTATTAAGTGAAGAAACTCATAAGATCTTTAATCATGGAGATCCTAAGTTTAATATCAACTTCCCATTCTTCCCTTATATCCAAACTGATCAAGGATTTATCACTATTAGTGAAAATTCTATTCATTCTAGTGATGATATGGGATTAACAAATCAGTTCCATGTTACTATGAATCCTAAGATGGTTTCTAATGCAGATATTAATGAGAACTTCTTATTCATTTATAATAAGCATTATATCGATAATCCTAATCCAGCTCTTACAGTACAAACTTTAGAAAGTCCTATAAATGTATCTTCTGATGGATATATGGATATCAAAGTACCATTTGATTACTACTTTGAAAATAGATGGCCATATGTAGTTATGGACTCTTATGGAAATACTATAGATGAATCTGAATATAGTATCTTCAATGGAAGCTTCTATTTTACAAATCCTAAGAATGTATCCAAATATGGAGATAAGATCTATATTAAATACATTTACAATACCACTGGTTCTTCTACAGTAGGATATTCTTATGAAGAAGATTATGCTTCTACAACAAATCTTAAATTCTGCAAGATTCCTATCGATAAACTTTACGTTACAGATAGAATGAAGGATAGTTCAAACTATAAAGATTATGATGTAATGGTTAAAGGTGATGGTTGGTGGGATGGTGTTGATTATAAAGACAATAATCACCAACTAGTAAAAGATGCTATCTATAAAGAACCTTGGAACTATGCTAGAACTAAATACTATGGAATTAGTCAGATGATGGATGTATCTGCATACTCTGCTCAAATGAGTTATTTCTATAGCATGCTATATGATGATATCATGCTTGAAGAGAAATTACTAGTTAAGGTTCCATCTATCTCTACTTCTCACCAATTCAAATTAGCACACTTATTTATCTTTATGACTTCTTTGACTTACATGTTTAACGGTATTGAAGATTTCATTATTGATAATCCTGCTAAGACAATGCTTGTTCAAGGGTTTAACTTTAGAACAAGTTTAGCCGATCTAAAAGAATATCTAAGAAAGAAACACAGAGAAGAAAAAGAATTCCCTATCTGGAACTTTATTACTCCTAAATCACAAATCAAAGATTTGGCTGAGTTTATGAATATCTATAAAACAAATATAGAAGTTCGTAGAACTATTTGTCAAAGAATGATTGATGCTCAGGATTGGGAAGAATATAAAGTATGGAAAGATCTTTATGATTCTCTTATGACTTGGAAACTCACTATGAAGTACTTTACTTTAAGCAATGGTGAGATTGCTAAGACATATACTGAATTCTTAAAAGACAAAGATTCTGTATTATATGATACTCTTAAAAAGGTAGATAAGATTATTTCTTCTGATGAAAAGATCGATACTATTACTGGATTGATAGATGATATCATCTATATCTTAAATGAGTATATGGGTGATATGAGATATATCTTTGATGGATATGCTGGTCATTCTGGTACTGAGATTATGAAGTATATTATGCTCATGATCGAATTCTTCAAATCCTACAAGATTGTATTCCTTACAAGAAATACTACTATGGAAATAATCTGGGGTAAAGATAGAGATGAGGATACTACTATCAGACCTAATGATATGGCTTATATCAAAGAAATTGATAAACGTCCTGAATACTATCCGCTAGTAGAAAAAGTATTTGATAAAGAAATCAATCGTGTAGAGGATAGATTTGATAAAGTGCCTTGGATGCGGGAAGATTTAGTTATTAATTACAATAATGAACGTAAGTATATTACTATAGATCTTCCAGGCTCTTCTTATTTGTGGTCTGAAATGATTACAAAAGAAATTGATGGTACTGTAACAGCTCCTAGCAGAAAAGACTTCTCTATGGATATTATCAAATCTGATGCATTCACTTACGTTAAGAATCTTTTAAATAAAGATATCTTGACTGGTAGTTTAGCTCCTTTTGCATATGAGGTATCTGCAATCATTACTGGTGATACAAATGTTGATAAGAAAACTGATGATGATTCATTTGTTGGTAATTTAGCATTTATTGGTCAGGATCTAGATCCTATCGAAATTCCTGGTAAGTTAAAACTAGGTACTACTTATAAGGAATGGACAATTAATCTTAATATCGCTGTAAACAATGAATACAAGGACCTTTCTTATTATATGCAAAAGACTCTTAGAGATACTTTGGCTACAGAAACTGTATTAAATAATACTATCAAATCAGATCTTGGATCTATTGATAAAGCCCATAATATCGAAGGAATGTTTAAAGGCTGTAAGAGCCTAGCTAATATACCTGGGTCGGATATTATTCACATAGATACTTCTAAAGCTAAATCCGCTCTAGATTTGTATGCTGGTTGTAGCTCTGCTGGTACTATTGATGCTAGCTGGGTAGATACTACTAATATTACTACTGCAGAAGAAGCATTCAACGGTTGTTCTAATGCTATTTCTATTGATATCTCTAGCTGGGATACATCTAAGTTTAAAAACATGGCATACATGTTTGAAGGTTGTACGAAATTAGTCAATATTGAAGGTATATTAGATATGAGCTCGTGCAAATCTTATAGAAATATGTTTAGCGGATGTGATAACTTAGTTGGATTAAAAGTAATCAACCCACCAGACGATTTTGAAGAAAAGACTGGTATTAGACACGATCAATACACAGTAGTTTCTAAAACATCTATTGATAAAGACTTTAGATTATCTATTATGATTAATAATGATTATAAAGACTTCACAGGATACTTTACTACGAAAGATCCAGATGGTACTATGACTACTATTCCTAATAATATCTTAACAGAGTTGAGAGGTTCTAAAGCATCTAATGTATCTAGAATGTTTGAAACTTGTTTCTTAACAGCAATTCCTAATCTTAGAATCGATACTTCTAAGGTAGAAGATTTCTCTAACATGTTTAACTGGAGTACTAGTATAGCAACAATAGATACTACATGGATTGATACATCTTCTGCTACCAATATGAATGGTATGTTTGCTGGTACTGGTATCAGAACAATAGATATTTCTAGATTTGATACTTCCAAAGTTAAAGACTTCGGATACATGTTCAATAGATGTGATTATCTAGATACAATTACTGGTATTATTGATATGAGTAGTTGTACTAATTGCGAAGGCATGTTTGCAGATTCTACTAAACTTAGAAATGTAAAAATCTTTAATCCACCTCTAGACTTTGCAGAAAAATGTGGATTATCTAATGACCAATATATAATAGTAAAATCTAAATAAAGTATGGAGGAATATTAACGTGGTTAATGATAAATACAAAATCCAGGAAGAGGTTATCTCTAATTCTGAAGAATTAGTATCTTTAGTAGAGGGCCATCCTAATGGATTAAAAACTGAAGTTATTATTAGAGATCATGATACTGGGTTAGAATTATTCCGTGGTAGTAATAAAACTCTCATCTCTGGATCTGAATTTATTGCAATGCGAATGTTTGATCTTCATGATAAATCTTTTGTAACTCCTACATATAACAACCGTTTACAATTAGAAAATACAATCAATAATCCTAATCAAGAAGAGATCTTGAATAACTACTTTGTTCATCTATTCTGTTTAGGTACTTCTGGTTGTAACCGTGAATCTGCTTTAAAATATGAAGTAGATAATAAGAAATGGATTGATCCTGCAGACATGGTACCATTCCAATACGTTCCTGAAGATAAAGATCTTGATGCTGATCAACGCCAAGTATATTTTGGTCGTAAAGCTATTAAAGATAAAAAGATGGTTGCTTATTACTTTAAAAAGTTTGATAGCGATCCTACAGAACGTAAACAATTAGAAGATGGTACTCCTATTGATGCTACAATTTATGATGACCAATCTGAATTACCAGCACAAATCATTGTAGAAAATACTTTGGTTATTACTAAAGATGACTGCCGTGATTACTTTATTAATACTACTGGTATTAATGATGCTAGATTCAACTGTATCAGCTTATGTTTAGCATACAAAAAAGAAAGCGAAGATGGATATACTTACTATCAAGATATCCGTCCAGCTACTAGAATCAACTTCCCTAATAAGTTCCTAAATGACTTAGGTGCTTCTTGGGATATTATTTACCGTATCTACTTCTAATACACAAGAATACCCCATAGGATTGATTTCCTATGGGGTTACTTTTATCAATCATCGGACTAAGAAGTAAATTTAAAAAGGACGGTGAAATATATGAGGGACGCATTAAGAGAGATGATTAAAAATCTCGCTTTTGAACGAATCAAATCTGATAATGAGGAGTACGTCAAGTATAGATCTTTCATAAAGAAAAACCCAGAAGATGAGAATTCAGATTATATTATTGAAAGTAAACCGTTAGATGAATATGTGGATGATATCTATACAGCTATAGATATGGCTTTAGAAGAAGAGAAAACAGAAACTATTACATGGGCTATAATCGTATCATCATCTATAATTCTTTGTGTTCTAATTTATTCCCTCTTATTTTTATAAAAAGAATGACCCTACTGGAGTAATTCCAGTAGGGATCATTTTATTTTTCGTATCCAAAGATTTTATTAAAACCATATTCTTCCATATCAAATACTTTAACAGTACTATCATGGAATGTTTTCATTGATTTAAGTTTGATGGTTGCTGGGATTACATAAGTTGCAACACCAACATTTTTAATACCTAATCTAGTAAATAGGTTTCCAGCACATTTATTACAGATGCCTTTTTCAGATTCACATAGACCAGAATATCTAAACTTAACAGTTTTTCCAATATATGAATCTCTATTATCAGAAGTAAGTTCTACTAATCGACTACCTTCAACGATATAGCTATACATCCAATCGTCAATATTGTCTTTTGTAAGAGCTACCTCTTTAAAACGTTTTGTACCACAATCAGAACCTTCATCTAGAATAGATAAGTGTTCTAATGCTTTAACGAATATCTTTTCCCATGCGCCACCATCAGCAGTTTTCTTAGCACGAGCATAAGGACCACCAGTAAGAGAGTCAGCAAATGCTGCATATTCTTCTGGTTTGATACCAGTAGTTAAATCAGATTTGATTACAGTATATTCACCATTAGGATTTAATGGGTCTGGGTTTTTAGATGCACCCTTCATAACAAACATGTTTTTGAAGTTATTATTCCAATCAATCTTAGCACCAGAATCTATCATATCTACAGATGGATCATCTTTAAGAAGTTTCTTACATTCTTCTAGTAATTCTTTTTCAATTTTTTGAGAAGCTACTGGATCATGTTCGCTTAACTCTTTTTCATACTTCTTAAAGAGTTCTTCTTTTTTCTTAGCGATAGCTTTAGGAATGCTCATCATATTCTCTGTAATAGATGCAGATAAGATATTGCAATATGGTTGGAACTTCTCTGTTTTCATAACAAGTCTTTTTAATGCATCTAATGGAATCTTATCCTCCATTACTGCATAAGAAACTTGTTTATTAATCTTCTTAAAGATCTTATTTGTAATAGGTTCATTAATGTAACCGAATAATTCAAATAAGTCTTGTTCAATAAAGGCCTTATTAAATACCCAAATACCAACAGTGGTTTTGATAATATTAGTATTCTTATTGCCCTCTGGACCATAACTTCCTACTGGGATATCTACTAGGTCAAATGGATTAAATCTTCTTTTATCATCAAATTCCCCAAACATATCCATTGCAAAGGATAATTTAGTACACTCTTCCTCTGTTATATTCAAGAGATATTCAATATCCTTAGGATCAGTTATTCTATTGGATTTCCGCTTTACAACTTTTATTGCCATAAAAGGTTAAACTCCTTTCATTTAGAATCTTTAAAATTATATGAATGTCTCCATAGTATATTTGGATAACTTTGACATTATATTGACAATTCTTGTCCTTAAATTTAGATGCAGATCTATAATCTATTATAAGCAAGAGTTTTTAACCCTATTGTATTATTTGGGGACAACAATAGATTGTATATTTGAATAATATAAGAAGAACAGAAGGAAAGACTATGAGCACAGGGAATTTCAAGATTACAGTGGAAGACAAAAGCGACTTCCTATATATGGTAGAACTTAAAAAAGGGAGAAAAGAAAAGGCTGTCGAAGTAAGGTTCGGGGCTAGTATTTATAATCAAAATGATATGGTTCGTCAACGTATTATTGCATCTTATGATGTAGTTTGTGATAATATTGTAGATGAAAATTTTGTATCTTTCTTAAGAGATAAACTAGAGTTATCTTCTAGAGTTAAAAGTATTGTTCTTACTCTTAGTAAACTAGAGTGGATTATTCAGAACTATAAAGGTATTAAAAAGTCTGCAAGTTAATAATGGATTATATACTATAATTTTGATAAATAAGATTCACTAAGTACTAGATGTACTTAGTGGGTTTTATTTTCACAAACCTGTTTACTTATTATTAATTCTTTTTATTTCAAATATCATAAGGAGGAGAAAAGTTAATGGAATACAATGGCGCCAATGCATATCCAAGGAGTGAACAATTTGATTATTTCACCAAGTTTGAAATGATTAACTTTGATGAGGAATGCCGTAAAGACCTCACTAATGGCCATGGGTTTATTATTAAAGAACCTCAACCAATCAACAAAGCGTTGAAATCCGATGATTCTATCTTTAGTTCTAAATATGGGAAATCACTACAAGATAAGAATCCTTACTCTAATAGATACTCCTGTAAGTATGGCTGCACTCAAGGTGCCTTCTATGCTGTTCCTGGAGATCAAAATTGGGTTTGTCCTATATGTGGTACAGAAGTTAAATCTGTTGGTGTAGATTTCACTTATTTCGGATGGATTAAAATTAAAGATGAGTTTTGTCTTATTCACCCATTACTATATCTAACAATCTCTAGTTTGATTGGTAAGAATAACTTAGAGGAGATCATTGAACCTGCCGTAGAGTTAGATGCTAATGGTCAACCAATGACCCAATACGATAAACGTATCTTAAAACAAAAATCTAAACGTGGTGGATATGGTAAACGTAAGAAGGCATCTTTAGATACTAGATTTGCTGGTATTGGTTTGATGGGTTTTAGAGATCACTTCGATGAAATCATTGAATATTTCTATAAAAAGAAACCTGCTAAGAAGGAATTCTATGATGAGATTATGAAGGAAAGAGATAAAGTATTTATCCACTCTATTCCTGTATACACTACACAGCTTCGTATTGCTAAAGTAGAAAATCATAGATTTACATTTGAATCTACTAATGCAGATTTCAACCTATTAGCAAAACTAGCTGCTACAGTAAATAAGAATAATCTATCTATTTACAGAAATAAGAAATACCAAAACCAATTACTATGGGATATGCAATCTAAGTTAACAAACTTAACTACGGAAATCATTGCTATCCTATCTGGTAAGAAAGGTACTTTGAGATCTATTATCTCTGGACGCACTGCATTCTCTGAACGTTCAGTTATTGTACCTAATCCTAAACTAAGAATGGATGAGATCACATTACCATACTTTGGTTTATGTATTTTAATGCAACAAAGACTTATTAATATTATTAAGAAATCTTATAATATTACATATGCACAAGCATATAAGATTTGGTACTATGCATCTCTTAAAGTAGATGAAAGAGTATTACAAATTATCAATGAATTGATTAATACTAATAGAGTATCTGTATTGATCAATCGTAACCCAACTATTTTCTATCAATCAATCGTATATAAAAGAGTTGTAGGATGTACTCTAGACTATACAATGGGTATTGATGTATATACATTAGATGGGTTGGCTGCTGATTAACAAAATGGTCCCTATATATGGTAACATGTGTAGGTTAACAAGAAAATTGCTTGGACAGGCTAAAGCTATAGATGCTACAACATAATGAGCAATTATAAGTGTGAATGCTGAGGAAACTCGGAAAGAAATCTATAGATGACCTATGCTGAAATAAAAGCCTTATATTGATTTAAAGTGTCTCCATCTTTATAAGGTGCTAAGGGTTGATTATAATGTCTGATAAGCAGCTGTCTTAATAGGCTAAGGCTATTAAGAGGTTCAACGACTATTCCGTAGCGGGAAGTAGGATATAAGCATGTCCGAAGCACTTGTCTCCATATATTATTTATGGATGTGAGATAGTCTGCTCTCAATTTAACGATTGAGAAGTTCATAAGAGAACTGGGTGAATTAGCGACTCACTTGAACACGAGGTTTGACGGGGATACATTAAATATTCTCATGCTTTATAATAAAGAATTTAAAGAAGCATGCGAAGCAGTATATTCTCCTAGAAATGCTTTCTGTATTTCTAGAGATGATGGTAAGATGAATCCTTCTATTAATGTATTTAAGGATATTCTTATCAATCTAAATAGTTTGGTTGGTATGGGTAGATACAAATACAACCAAAATCAATTATCCAAAATAGAAGAATTTAAATCTAAATATGGTGCTAGTGTAGAATAAGATAATAGAGATGGGATTAATTTCCCATCTCTTATTTTTTGTAAAAAATTGCTTTCAGTTATATACTATAATAATGGAATCGTATTTAAAGATTTAATCATTAAGGAGGAATAATAATGATTCATAGAAGTATTTATCAAATTCCAGAACTTCAAGATGAAATTCAATGGAATGATGAGATCACTGGTGAGTTGAGAAGTGGTATTGTTGGGAAGGTGGAGTATTTAGATAAAACCACAGCATTTGTTTATGTAATTGATTCTTTTGATCTAGAGAATAATAAACAGATAGAACCTCAAGTAGGAACTCCTGGGCAACCTGGTTTTATGCCTGGATTTACATATGCTGATATTATAGTATTCGATGATAAGCCTAATAATATGGAAGGATGGGCTAGAGATTCCATTAAAGAAAACTATGATAAATATACTGATGGTATCGACTATGATGTTATAGCAAAGGAAAGGAATTAATAATGAAGTACTACTTATATTTAGAAGCTGAGGATAAGGATGTTATTAGATTTATAATCATGGATATTGTAAATCACTATGTAGGAGGATCCATCAAATATCCTGAATATAGACAATATTGTCCTATGGAAGCTAAGTATGATATAACTCTAACTGAAAGCAATGATTATGTTAGAACTACTTTCCATTTAAGAAAAAATTATAATGATGATAAAAGATTCAAGTTATCTAAGAATCGATATGTAGTTTATGCAAATAAAGTATTAGGTAATAAACGTCCACAGACTAATGAGGAAGTTTTAGATAGATTTAGAGAAATCTGTATTAACTTTGCATGCTATTATATCTATTACTTTGAAGAAGGACTAGAAATAGCTCCTAAAGATTGTAACACTTATGCTAGATGGAATACATTAAAACAACCAGTATTTACTTCTAATATTAGAGAAATGGCAGAAGAGTTTGTAGATAGAGTATTGTTCTCAGATAGGGGTGAAAAATAATGAAACAATGCTACATACTCACATCAAATGAGAAAAACTTTTTAAAGTATACTATTATTAATACTTTGAGATTGACTACTAACAGAAAAGGTGCATTCCATTATGCTACTGATGTAGTAATTGCTGATAAGCCAGAATATGTATCTGTACGAATTACTATTAAAGAACTTAGTAGAAAGTATAGAACTTCATATAACACCTTATTCTATGAATATAAAAAGCATACAGTAACTTGGTTCTATAAGAAAGAAGATGGAGATTATAATAAACTCTTACAAGAATTGACCACTAAAGCTACTGCTAATTATATGAGGTTTGAAAATAAGGTAATCTTTAAGAAAAATAATGCATCTTCTAATTATTCTACTTATACCAAACTATCTGACTGGTCTTCCGATAAAGCTGTTCAAAGAATAAAACCTAATGAGCAGATAATGGAAAATTTCCAATATGTCGTTGAGTTCATAACAAAGAATGATCCTAAGATATTAAATGAGAAACTCTTGTATAAAGATAACTTGAAAGAAATAGAGTTGACTCCATTTGATAAGGGATTTGAATTTAATACTACAACATAAGAATATCAAAGGCCCTCTTATGAGGGTCTTTATTTTTTTCACATATGGGTAATACACGATCTTATTTTACTTTATAGGAGTTATAAGTTATGGCTAAAAAATATCTAAGCAGAAATGCTAGAATTGCTAAATATAAACCAAAGAAAACTGAACTTAGAGAATGGCTTAGACTTATTAAGTGTAAAGCCATAAATAATAAACTCTTCTTAGACAATGAAGATGATAGCAAAGAAGATATAAAATTTGATCTATCCGATATTGGAGTTATTTATTTCAATATAAAAGAAGAACGTTCTAGCTTCTCTCCTTTATATGCTTTAAAACTAATATCTACTGAAAAGTGTTATGATATCAATATCAAAGATAGTGGAGTCTATATAGTAGAATTACCTTACACTGATCTTGATGAGCAATTTAGAAAAGAATATCAAGAACTAATCACCGATAAAGAATTCTTATTTGATTTCTTTGCAGATAGATATCTTCCAAATGAATATATGAATCTATTCCCTAATCATCTTGATTGGATTAAATGGATGAAGACTGAACAGTATACAACTTTCTTCTACTATGTACCAGATCAATATAATAGCCTTGGAAGATTATATCATGACGACATCATGTTCTTTATAGAAGAATATAATACTTCTAAATTCTATGCTGTAGCTGGTAAGAAGATGTATCTCTTAGATAATATGAGATTTGAAGATGGAACTGGTTATGATACTAGAATAGAAATTATAGGTAGGGAATGTGGAGAAACTTTAGATGAATTTGAAAAATCTCATAAAAATGACCTATTATACTATTTTCCAATAGAGGATACTACTCTCTCTAACGACCCTTTAAATGATAACTAAAACAATATATCTCCTAAGCCAGATTTAGGCTTAGGAGGTTGAATCTGATTTGTAAAACTATAATATTTTGATTATATACTATAATAGTGAAATAGATGTGAGAATCTAATAAGTAATATATTTATTTTAACAAAAGGAGATTTAAATCATGAAAGTATTTTTGTGTCAACGCTATGAAAATGAAGCATTTGAAAGTTTGTTGTTAAAACCAACAACAAAATTTGAAAAAGATATGCTGAAGATATTGAAAGACAATCTGTTTGATGAGGACGGATATTTTAATCCAGCTCTTCTAGGTGAAACTCTATGCGTTAAATACGCAAAAGCTCTGGGATATGATATCCCAAACAATTATGACTTCGACCCAGAACATGGTGGTCTAAGTTGGTGGGAAGATGATTCTGACTTCCCAGGATGGAGATACTTTAATTGTATCCCATCTGGAATTGAGGTAATAGAAGCTGCATTAAAGATGACAGGCCGCTATAGAAAGTTAGCTCGTTTCCGTAGGGAAGTAGCTCGTCTAGAAAAGGTTAGGATGTTCAGACACAAACGTGTCGAACATGAACTTTTCTGGGATGGCATAGAAGAAGAAGAAAAGGCAGTCTAATGACTGCCTTTATTTTTTTTTCTAAAATTGGTTATAATTATATACTATAATAGTGAATATAGATAAGGAGGTATGAACTATATATGATACAATCTATATTAAAAGAGATTGATGCCCATATGGGCTTGTGGTTTATACCACAATCTAATTTAGTTTTTAACGATAATAATGATATCGTTGAAATAGGTTCAATAACTGATTTTAAGGTTATTGGCATAATTGATAAGAATGATATTAGTGGTGAGAATATAACTATAGCATTCTCTCACTATGGATTAGATAGTGAGAATCTATTTATCCATCTTATCAAAGAATTCTTTTTTAATGAATTTGGTATTGAAGAGATCGTCATAAAGGAAGGTGAAGAAAATATAAATAGATCTCTTTATATTCAGGAAGAAGATGAGAGTAAATTATCTTTGATACTGAAGTTTTATGGGATTGATAAATCTCAATTATCTTCTCTAGTAAATAATGAAGAAAGAACTTATTTTGAATATGTAAAGGATAAAAATTTATTAAGTTCTATTCTAAATATCGATAGAGAAGATATCAATATCTTAAGAGAGGTTACAACTAATAGAGTTCTAGTAATAGAACAAGTTATAGCAGACTTCCTTAAGGCAAATTCTGGTAATGGAAATTATCTTAAAAATCTAAAATCAATTGCTAATGAAAGTGATTGGTATTCTGAGCTAATATCATTATTAGTTCGACAAATCAATTGGAGAAATTGATTATCTTTAAACTTTATTTAAACATTTAAAACTTTAAAATTACAAGGAGATTAGAATCATGGAAAAACTTATTAAATTTGGTAAATATGTAATGTCTTTAGTATCTTTATTAATTATCGTATTAGCATTTTCTGCTTGTGGTGGTCCATCTGAACCTAAATCTTATGTGGACGTTACCGCATATGAAATTATTTCTGAGATGACAGATGGTATTCAACCACCTAAAAAGAATGAAAAGCTAACAAATTATCTTAATAAAAATAAAGGTCTAAGAATCAATGGTTATGTATCAGCAGTAAATATCGATGGTGATACAGCAGTTGTTAGTATTGTACCATTTATGCAATATAGTTTAGCAGATGATAAACAAGTTCGTATGTCTGAACGTTTTATTGCTATTGAAGCTGCTAATAAAGACGTTAACTCTGTTATGAAGAACCTTCGTCGTGGAGACTTCGTATATATTGATTCAACATTCTTAGGTTTTGATGATAAAGACAACACAGTTATTCACTTTGCTGGATTCCATGTAGATCGTCAAAAAGCTGGTATTAAATAATTAAACCAGCATTTACAATATAATACTTTAAACAATTTATACTTTAATCTAAAGGAGATTGAACAATGACAAAAGAAAGCATGACAATTGCTGCGTTAATCGCAGAAAGCAAGAAGATTACAAAGAAAATGGAGTCTATCATTAATGATAATAACTTCAGTATCATTAATTACTACTTTGACTTCAATAAATTCATCGGAGCACAAACCGTAGAACAAAAAGAAGAATTGATCAAAGCTGATTTTGATAAATTCTGCGCATTACAAGCACGTTTGGAAGCAGTAAATACTGCACGCATTAAAGCCAATAGTGAAACATATGTAGAAGTTCCAGAGCTTCTAGATATTAAACAAATTCTATCTGGTAAAGAAGCTGGTACAGAAAAGATCACACTAGCTAATGCTATCCTTCGTAAAAAATACTATTCTGAATTATTAAACTATGCAAATACAATGGTTTACAAATTCAATTTAGACGTTCAAAAGAAACAACGTTACGAAGAACAAGCAGCGATTGCGATCGAACAAGAATTAGATCGCAAATTCCCAGCTGATTCTAAACGTGCATATTCTGCAGACGATGTAGACAAAGCTCGTGACAAAGCACGCAAAGCTAATGAAATCATCGTATCCGACCCAATGGGTGTAGTTGGTACAGGTGCTTTGAAAGATTATGCAAATCAAATTGCTGAATATATTAGTACTATCGATACAATCTTATCTGTAGCTAATGCTTCTACAGTAATTGAGTTCGAATACTAATAATACTATTTAATAAATGGATTTATCTATTTGCTAGAGAGGCGTTAAAAGTATAAAGGATTTAGGAGAGCACGTTGACTGAGGACCACCGGTTCTTGGCTCTCTAAAAATATTAGAACCACAGGTCTTCATCATATAATAATATTGGAAAATAATGATTCCTCCAATGTATATCCTGTTAAGATATATATTAAAAAGATAAGATGAAGCGACACTTATCAGTTTCGGGGCAACTGATGCAATGTAGCTAGGAGATAGTGAGAATATCTCCATGAACAATAAACTGTAAACTTGTAAAACCTTTAAAAGCCCCACCCTAATCTTTTAACCCTTTAGCCGTGGCCACAGGCACTGATAATAATGGAGTGGCATTTTAAATGACAAAAGATTTAAATATTAAATCTTTAAAAGTCTAATCGGGAAAATAAATCTATACCCAACACACAAAGAGACCGTGAAGAACGGCTACTGAGTATCTAAGTCCACTTAATACACTCTTGTATAGTCGCTAACTTTAGCAAATAATAAATTCCAAAAATAATTTAAATACAAAATGGTGATTAAAACAATTCCTCCCAGAATTGGTTTATTCATATTATACTCCTTGATGTTAATAATATAAACATCACAAACACTTTGTTTAAATAGTCAACTTTGTTTATGTGGCTCTATTTAAATCGTTTAGAGCCTCCATTGATAAAATACAAACAACAAATAAAAATAAACCACTGCACTCAATACACTCTCTACTCCAGCAGTGGTTTATTTTTTGTTTTCATGTATTCCAGAACAGAAAAATACATCTCCAAGCTTTCAATAACAATTTCTTAAAGATGTATGTTTTTCATAATAATTTAAATCTCCTACATTATGAGCATACCTGTTGCGGGTATGCTCATATTTCTATATCATAATAAATAATAAGGAAATTTAAAAAATTGAAAAAAGTGTAAAATTTTGAAAAATGAAAATTTCATGAATTTCTAATTCTCTTAATTTAACCATATAAGGTTAAATTAGGATTTTTATTTCTTTCAAAAATGCCAATCTAATATGAAAAATAATAATATATTATAAATAAAAACGAGTATTTACTTAGTACTCTACCTTTAGCATTCAAAATCGTTAGATTTTGATTCTAATGGTTAAGACTTAATAGTCTACTTGAAACCGTATCCTTACAGTAGGATTTAGACTTCGAGTATTTATAGTGGGGTACGGGGGTATAAGCAATTTTGCTACCCCTAGGGCAATTGGGAAATCGACCCTATAATAATATTTTTATTCCAAAAGGAGAAAAGAAATGGAAAATTATTTGAAACTAATACCTGTAATATTTGAAGAACTCCAAGAAGGGAATTCAATAGTTAATGACCTAGAATATGATTATGATATTCATAAAACAAGAGATACTGAATTTGGATTGACTGTAGAGATATATGATATCCTATCTGATAAAGAGTTCCTATTCAATATTCCTGTAGGAGAAAAGGATTTCAATATTAAGTATATGGATAAGTTTATATCTCTAGAAGAGTTAGAAGATAAGAATCCTGATTATTATAAAGAGACTACAAAAGTCCTATATGATATCTGGGAATATTTTGATAATGTAAATATGATCTGGTAAGGAGATATTAAATGTATCCATGTCAAAAGAGAGATAAATTATTCAGTATAAATCCAGATAGATTATTAACTGAATTAGAAGTATTGGAATTAATAGAGGTAGGAATAATTCCTGAAGATTGTAAAGAAACCTTCTTCTCTAAATTAAAGAAAATACTATTTGGTGGTAAAAAGAAGAAGTATGATTATGATTACCATATCATAGTAGTAGATGAAGATATTCATTACTATTACGATATAAAGATTCTTCATTCATTATATGATGCAATGTTATATTGTGATGAACTTACTAAGAATAACAAACTTATGGTATTCTTATATTCTGTTCCCAAAGGTAATAAAGAACCTCTTTGTGAAAGATGGTCTGATAGAAAACTTATGAATATGCTATGTTGCTATAGACAATGGAGACATAGTAAAGCTGCTAAAAGAGTAGAGTATATGAGCAAAGCTAATAAAGAATTAAGAGAGTATATCTTGAAAGAATTACCATCTAGAATTGTTGAAAGAATGTAATCAAAACCAAACAGAGAGAGGAATAATTCCTCTCTCTATCTTTTTTTATAAAAATTGGTTATGATTATATACTATAATAATGATAGCATCATATGATATAAAATGATGCTTTATCTTATTTAATTATTTTTTATATAAGGAGATTTAAAATGAGAAGAATGAAAAAGTACTTATTGATGCAATTGAAGTTTAAACGTGGTAAGGAATATGGTTATGAGAATTGTGGTATAGATAAAGACGATATCCATTATCAACCAAAACTTATTGAGAAATTTAGTTTGGAAGATAGTGACTATATCGATTACTTAGTAGAACTTATCAAACTAAATGATTCTGTTAAAGGTAGAAAATTTGATACTGTGTATTATCTAGTAGAAGGATCTTTCTATTATGGTCAAGATAAAAAGAAGTTTATGAGTAGAGAATATCAAGAAACTTTAATGGAAGATTTCTTTGATACTGATGAATATATCTTAGCATTGGGTAAATCCGAAGTATTGAAAGGTGTTAAACCAAATAAGTTATCAACTAATATTCATATCAAATATTCTAATTTAATACAACCGTATCATTTTACTAAATTGGGCATATATAGATTAGATCCAATGACACTAGATGATATCAAAGAATCAATGGATTCATTAATGTTTGAAGACTCTACTTCTACACTAAACTCTTGTGAAGATGAAATTAGAGATTGTTTAAAACCATTGGATTCTAAGGTTATTATAAAATCCTTTAAAGCATACAAAGATGCTAAACTCAAATTATATGAAGAGTTGAATAAACTAGTATCTAAATTAGATGATGATGGATTTTATAAATAAATAGGAGGGTGGTAGATATGGATTTTATAGATCAACAATATACAGGTTTATATATTATAATGCAACTAGCCTTTGCTAAAGATGGTACATATACTCATCATGGATTATCAAATGGAGATATTATATCTATAACTCCTAAGATAATTAAAAAAGTGTATTGCATAGATAAATCTGAATTTGACTTAATGATGATTGATATTATTAATCGTAATATCAAAGAAAATAAAAAAGAAGAAAATAAAGATATTTGGTTAATGCATTACTTTGTAAGAGAAACTGAATATCCTTCTAATAATGGTATATTTAATGCTATTAATGATGGTACTTTCTATAATAGAACTGTACAGGAATTATTTATGAATAAATTCTATAATTCCGCAAAATATAGATCTGCATTGATTAAAAATAATATCTTATTCGGTATCGAAGATAAACTAAATATGGATGAAACTGTCCATCTTAGATTCAGAACAGAACCGGATAATTTTATAGAAAGATTAAAGGGGTATTATAAGGTAGATATGAATGATATAAATCTAATATTTAATAAATTAGATTTAATTAATAAAGCTATCTTAAAAATTAAGGAGCGTTCGAATTTATCATTATCAGGTTTTTTAAAGCAAGAAGATTCTAAAAATCTAGAAGATTCATTAGATAAGATAGCATCAGATTATGATATATTACTATCAGTGTGTGAAGATATAAAAGGAAAAATTAATAAAGAGGGCTATTATATTAATAAAGAAACAGGAGAACGAGAAAATGAATACAGAAAATAAAAGATTTATTGTTCCAAATCTTCGTAGAGCTAGAGATATCGAAAAACTTAAAGATCAGTTCTGCAATGAGAAACTATTAGGTTCTATAGTTGATCTTATGAACAAAGCATCTTCTAATGAAAATAAACTAAAGATGAAAGAAGCTACTGAAAAGTTTAGCAAAAGATTCTATGATGATATTGTTAAATTGAGCAGTACTATCAATAATCAAGCTAAGCCATCTAATTCAGATTCTGTATATTATATTATAGGCATTAATTATTATAGAAACAATGCGGAATTAACTTCTAAAGATTATGTAGTATATCCTCCTAAAATCGTTAGTAGTATCGAAGGTAATTATGAAAGTGCATTAAGAGCAACAGTATATACAATGGAAGAAGCCGAAGATAGATTAAAAGATTCTTATATGAAACAAATTTGCTATCCTATTAAAGTAGATGAAACTATATTAAGTAGCATACAAGACGGATCGTTATTTAATAGAGAAGAAAATATAGAAAGAGCAAAAGAAGCATTAAACTCTGATGAATATATAGATGCACTAATCAGCTCTGATACTTTCAAATCTTTAGATAAGGAAGGTTTAGAAAATAGTATTTATTTATCCTTAACAGATAATTCTGTTGATCGAATTAATAATAGATTGAAACAGATGGAAGATCGTCATGAAGAAGAACAAATACTAGAATCTCTAAAACTACCAACTATTAATACAAAAGGAGAACTCCGTAAAGTTATTTGTTTAATGAGGAGTGTTATTGGTGAGTATAATTATTATAGAAATAAACCTTCTGTCAATAGGATATTGGATAAATTCAATGCTATGATTAAAGAATTATCTAATATTGAAGAAGAGTTAGATAATATGGTACTTCAATCATTTACAGTAGATGATATTAATACTGAACGATAAGCTATTACAAATAGGGAGATTTAAACTATGAATATTATACAAGATTTTGAATACGGTTTCAGTAGAGATACAGAAATAAATTATCTTATTATGCAATTGAATTTCTTTAAGAATGGAGGATATAATCAATTCATCAATTTTAGAGAAATTGCAAATTACCAAAATGCATTTATTCCTAGAATTGAAGGATATGATTATGGGGATTATGAATTTGCAGTTCGTTATTGTATTAGATCAAATGAAACTTATAGACATGTGGTCGATGATAAATTTGAAACTATCCACTATCCTATCAAATTTACAGAGGATACATATGATGATTTAAGATCTGGTAAATTATTCTCTAGAATAATGCAAGAGGATTTAATGAAAGACTTCTTTAATTCTAAAGAATATATTGATGGACTAGCTGAAGCTATCAAAGAAGGACATATTCCTGTAGATAATCTATTATCCAGTGTTCATACTAGATATAGATTAAACTTTACTCCTGATGATTTAAGAAAGTTAGGAATTAAAGATATCAATTACGATTATTTAGACTCTATCGAATCTGTATTAAATAGCATCGATGACGTTAAGCGCTCATTAGAAGAATATAAAGAAAGAGAAATCAATGGTGTTATATCTCCTTCTAAAGAAGAATATAATACAATGAGAATTCTAGTAAATACTTTAAGAGTAGATCTTGGTAAAGTTATGAATAACTGTATCGAATGTGAAGAAAAGTCTGGTTATGATAAAGATGATGTTATTAAAGCTTTTAAAGATATAGAAATACCAGACGAACCTGTACTCTAGGAGGTATTATGGAAAAGTATCAATTGTATATATTACGTTTAGAAGATGGCAAAATCATACCTTCTAAAATGTGGTTTGATGATATCTATACTGCAATGGAGTATTGTGTATTAAAGAATAGAGCTCAAGTAGAGCTTAATGTAGAGCAGTATTACTATTTCTATTTCTTAAACACATCATACTTTGATAATGGCGATCAGATTCAAGATGAACTTGGAGATAGAATTAGATTCATTATTAATGAAGAAGATAAATTAAGCTATAGACTTAGATCATTGCGATCTAAGTCTTTAGAAGTTTTAGATAATAAAAATAAGGAGAATTAATATGAAAGCTACTGAAGCTATGCTAAATAGTATTGACCGTTTAATGACAGAATGGAGTTCTGTTACTATCAATGATATGAATGATGACTTCATTTATATGAATATCTGTGATAAGGTAGATATAGGAGCTATTCTTCCTAGTGGTAGAGTTTTAACCAATAAAGATGATAATGGTTTTAGAAGTTTGAATTTCAAAATCAAAGAATCTGGTGAGATTATTGACTTTAGAGGATATATTAATACAAAGAATGGTTTGAATGAATACTTTGAATTAAACTCTGTATATGCAGTTCCTCTATATAAAGAGACTCATCTTACATTAGAAGAGTTAGAAAAGATTGTAACAGATTATATTGTATTGAGAAAGAAATAAACTTGTAGTATTTATATCAATGGAGAATAATATTATGGAAAACAAATTGTATTTAATCTACTTATATAATTTTGAAAAGAAAACATATATAGATCAACAAATTCATTTTGATAATGAAAAAGATGCAGTCAATTATTGTTTCATGAATAATATATGTATTAATTTACTAAGTAAAGATCTATACTTCCATATAGAATATGGAAAAGATCTTACAGAAGAAGATTTAAATAAAATGCTAAAAGAGTATGCCGTTTTCTATAAAGAAATTGCATTTAAAATTTTAAGAAGATGCTACGATGTTCGTGATTTTCTAAAAGAAAAAGAAGAGGAATAGAAATGTATACTATTTATATGCTCGATTTATTGAGAACCTATCATGTTAGAAAATCTTACGAAAAATTTGAAGAAAAAGACGAAGCAATTTTATATTGTCAAAGAGCAAATAATATTGAATCAGCAATCGATTCTGGTTGGTTTCATTTCTATATAAAACCAAAAAGCTGTTTTGATGAATTTCCAAAAGATGATGAAATAATAGAAGCAGTTAAAACTCAAATTGAAGTTAGATTAAGATCAATAGCGAATGAAAAAATTATTTTGGATAAAGCTAATAAAATTTTATCTAAAATGGAAGAAGAAGCAGTTTAAAACTGCTTCTTTTTTTGTAAAACTCCTTTAAATCAATTATATACTATAATAGTGAAATAGATGTGAGAATCTATTATATTCCATTTAGTATATTTATTTTAGGAGGAAAACAAAATGGAAGAATTAACTTTTAAAATCTACAAGCTTGAATTAGCAACTGGTAAAATCCATGAATGCTATAGAGAATTTGAATCTATTATTGATGCAAAAAACTTCTGTTTTACATTAAATACAAATAGTGCACAATATGAAAACATTAAATGTTTTTATTTTTATAGTTCCTATAGCGATTTTAAAGCATTTAGCTCTCAAGATACCTTGAGAGATATTGCATTGAACAAGCTTGAAGTTTGGAACGATGAGTTAAATAAGCTCAAAGCCTTGTATATGGTGACTACTAAGTCATTATTGATGCAAGGTGGCTTAAATAAAAAGGAAGCAGTTTAATACTGCTTCTTTTTTTTTGTAAATATCATTATATTCAATTATATATTATAGTAGTGAATATAGATTGTGTTATAAATTTAATAGGGCCCTGTGTGGCCCTATATCTCTTTTTTATTTTTTTTGCTTATTTCAACCACATCTCTATAATAGCGAGGTGACCTTATGGAACAGAATGAAATTAAAGTATTATCTAATGATGATATACAAGAACTTGCAGGTAAAAAAGATCTTGTTAGATTAGAACTTAGTAAAAGTTATGAGCATAATTTAAAAACGAATCTTATTGTCCCATCAGTAAACCAAGCATACTCTTGTTGTGTAGAATATATGAGAGCTTGGTTCTTTGATAAATTTGGAGATAAATTCTTTAAGACTCAATGGTTAGATAGCGAACACATGCTAAATCCATTTAGACGTAGAAGAACTAAAGATTTAGTTGTTGTAAATAAACCAGCAGTAGTTATTACTCCTGAATTAGATATGAACTTCAATAGAGAAAATATTGACCTTCATAATATGGGTATGCTTTTATATACAAATCGTTGTACTTATAGAGATGCATGGTTTGTGGATAGAGATAAATCATTATTCATTTCTATGACTATGGAAATGCTTATGATGAACTTCAACTATAGAATGAAGTTTAATGGCAGAGGTATTCAATTAGATATTGCTAAGATGTGCCAAATGGCTTTTAGAGCTGGTGGTACACAAAAGCATTACAATGATATAGATTATCCACTTCCTAAAGAGCTTATGAATCAATTAGCAGAAGATGCATTAGGACTTTGTATTAGAGATGGGGATATATTAAATGTAACTAGATTCTTACACTACGTTAACTCCCATTCCAGATTACCAGTATTATATAAATTCAATGCTGCTACTCATAATATGGAATACTTCCTCAAAGTACCACAGACAATTGTCCATATTAAGACAAATGAAATATCTATTGATGCAGGTAATGATATCGGTATGGCTAAATCTGATTATGGTGTATCATTTGATACTAATGTGAGATTCCCAACTCCTAAATTCTATGCTTATTATTCCTTAAAAGTTAGAGATAATATTCAATGCACTACTCTTGATAAAGCTTCTGCTTTAACTTCTTTGATGAATGCATCTAGAATACCTCCTCATAATGAAAAAGGATGGCAATGGAATATTAAATCTGAATATGAGTTTACTGATGAAAAAGAAGTTCAAGATATTAAAGATGGTAAACTTATGAAGATTAAATTTGATGGATTGATTGGTGATCTTAGAGATATTATAGACTACACAAAATCTATAGCAATCTCTCCTGAAGTATTCTTAGATATTAAGATCTATAATTCATTTGAATTTGTAGATACTGAAATTGATTGGATAAACTTCGAAATCAAATTTAAACAACCATTGAAATCTACAATGTGCTATTTCATAATCTATATAGATAACAATTACTTGAATGAACACTTGACTCAATTGAGAGGATACATGGAACAACGTGTAAATCCTTCTCATAATGAAATAGGTCCAGAATTATCTCATGATACTAAAACTATGATTTGGTAAAATAACCCCTAGAGTCTAATATGACTCTAGGGATATCTTTTTCTAATAAATGATATAATTATATACTATAATAGTGTAGAGTATGAATAAACCCCCACATAGTAAGTACTCCTACTATGCGTTAATATACTAAAACACCCCTATTAATATATCACCACTCCACACCCCCCCTTGATATATTAATAACTAACAACCAACCATTCATACTCTACACCCCCCATTTTATAGTTTACGACGTTTATCAGATAATTCCTTATGAGGTATAGAACCATTATGTAGCTAGAATGAATTTGATAAATTAAGTACTATAGATTAAGGCGCATATGCTTTAATCTAGAACATTAAAACAGGTTTTGTAGCCAAATTTAATAATTTTTTGTAATTTGTAAGGAGAAGTACAACAATGGCAGGAAAAGTTATTGATGTAAACATTGCAGAACAATCTCGGCAAGATTTACAAGACTATGCTATCTATGTAGCAAGAAACCGTGCTATCCCAGAAATGGTTGATGGTTTAAAACCAGTTATTCGTAGAATATTATGGTGTGCAGCAAATGACTTTAAAGGCCAAGGATTTATTAAGACTTCGAATATCATGGGTCAGGTTATTCGTAAATACAATCCACATGGCGATGCATCAGTTCAAATGGCGATCAGAAATATGATCAATGACTTTGCAACCAAATATCCTACAATGGAAGGCTCTGGTTCTTGGGGTTCTAAAGCAAATCCTAATCCAGCAGCTCCACGTTATACAGAGTGTAAAATTAGTAAATTTGCAGTAGATGTATTTGCCAGAGATATCTATGAAGATAGAAACTCTACAGACTGGGCTGATAACTATGATAAAAGAGCTGAAGAGCCATTATATCTTCCAGCAAGAATCCCAGCATTGTTAGTATTAGGACAAGTTGGTATTGCCGTTGGTATTAAATCATCCATTCCATCTCATAATCTAGGAGAAGTAATCGATACTACTATTGCTTTGATGAAAGATCCTAAACATAAATTCTGTTTAATCCCAGATGAATGTATGTCTTGTGAATTGTTAGATACTGATTGGCAAAAGATCAATGAAACTGGTAATGGTACTTATATTGCTCAAGGTATTATTGAAACTGGAGAATATCAAGGACACCCAGCATTATTTATTAAATCTTTACCAGACTTTACTTACTTTGATTCTGTAAAAGATTCTATTGTAAAATTAGTAGAAACTAATAAGATGCCTTATATCCATGACCATATTTCTAGAACTAAAACAGTTATGGTTAAGGGTGAACGTGTCACAAACTTTGATGAAGTAATTACTCTTAAAAAAGGAACTGATCCTAACTTCGTTAAAGAATACTTATATGCTAATACAGCTATTAGACAAACACGTCAAGTACGTCTTATCGTAATCAAAGACAACAAACTTTGTTCTATGAACTACAGAGACTACTTGTTAGGTTTTATTAATTTCCGTCGTATGACAGTAACAAGACGTTTAAACTCTTTACTTCAAAAATATAAGACTTCTATTCATGAAAGAATGTTCTTATTACAAGTTCTCTCTAAGAAGAAAGAATTAGATGCCATCATTGCTACTATTCGTAAACAAAAGACTACTGATAATCAAGCATTGATTGATTTCATGGCTGATAAGTTAAAGATTACAAATCTTCAAGCTAAGTATTTATTAGAAACTGGTTTAAATAGACTTACTGAAGGGCATAGATTACGTTATGAAAGAGAATTGAAAGAGCTTGAAGCTAAAGTAAAACAAATCATGGATATTCTACTTCATACGAATAAGATTGATGAACTCATTATTCAAGAAATGCTAGAGATCAAAGCTAAATACAATACTAAACGTATGTGCCGTATCATTTCCAAATCTGAAGCATCTGGTATTGCTCCTGGTACATTCAAGCTAGTATTTACTAAGAATAACTATATTAAGAAAATTGGTGAGAATGAAGAAGTAGGTTCTTTGAATAAAGATGAAGTAAACTTCGTTATCAAAGTAGAGAATGATGAAGATGTAATCATATTCTCTTCCATGGGTAAAGTATTCAAAATGCCAGTTCATAAAATTCCAATCGCAGCCAAAGGTTCTAATGGTGTAGATATTCGTGTACTAAATAAATATGCTACTTCTAATATTGCTTGTGCAGCTAGAGAATCCACTTTAAAGAAATTAGTTGATTCTAAAATGCATAACTACTTATTCACTGTAAGTAGAAAAGGGTTTATTAAGAAGATTGATATTGCTGATATCTTGACAGCTCCTCCATCTGGTATTATTTACAGCAAGCTTGATGAAGGTGATTATATCAAAGATATTTTATTCGGTCCAGATAAGATGGATCTATTAATCTATTCTGGTTCTAAGGTTCTTCGTATAAGTTCTAAAGAAGTTCCATACTTAAAACGTTCTACAAAAGGTAATAGAGCATCAACTGCTTCTAGTCTTATTGATGGTATGAGCTTCGTATTACCTCAAGCTACTAGTTTAATTGTAGTAACTAAGGATGGTTATGTAAATAAATTATCTTTAGATATTATTAAACGATCTAACAGAGGTAAAGCTGGTATTAAAGTAATCAAACTTAAGAAAGATGATTCTATCTTAAATATCTGGCCTTGTGCAGAAGATGCAATATTATTATCTTATCAAGGTAGAAAGAACGAAGAAATTCCAGTAGCTTCTATTAAAGAAGGAAGTACTATTGGATCTGGTGAAAGATTATTGAAATCTCCAACTAGAGTTGTATTAACTTATCTTTAAGAATAACTAATTTAGGATATGGATTAATTTCCATATCCTAAATATTTTTTTGGTTATATACTATAATGGTGATGAGGTAGTAGTATACAACTGACATTGAACTACTCATAGTATAACTTTGTTTAAGACTCGATTTGGGGTTTATATTACATCGGTAGAAAACTGACTCCCTTATAATAGCTTTACTGGCCGATGTAAGTTAACATTATTTCATACATACTAATCCTAATACAAAATGCTAGTATGAGCTTTTCTCGCAACAAAATTTCTCTATTGTTTTTGTAGGTTGAAGTATGAACATGGTAGAGAAGCCTTTCTGAACAAATAATAAATATAACCATTAAAAGAAAGCTCATAATAGATTCTCACTGAAACTTTGTTAAAATAAGATCTTAACTGTATCTAACACAAAACCAACAGTTATAGATTGCAAATAACATTATTTGATATAATACTATGAGTTCCCTTATAACAACAATTACAATCCAAACAAATCATATTATACTACTATCTCATCTTTCCCAATGAAACTCCTACTAGCTTCCCACTAGTAGGAGTATCTTCATTTTATTTCTCCTTATTAAAATAAAGAGGTACCCCTATACCTCTTTATTTTTTTTATCAAATGCATAAATTGAGTATAGGAGACATTCATATAATTGGATAGGAGGTATGCTGAAACAATGCCTAAAAAACAAAATTTTAATACAGAAGCTATTCTTAAAGGAGTCTATCCTATTATAGAGAATAGTATGAATAAGAATATGATGGCATGGAAGAGATGTATGTCTAGCTTTATTCAAAAGAGAAATGAAATGCTCTTCGATACTATGCCTTGTGATAGAATCTTATATAGAGACAATGATAAAGAAGAACTATATCAAGCTCTAAAGATTACTATGAATCAAATTAAAGAAAAGATGCAAGATACTTATTATGCTAGTATTCTTCACTTTAAACCAAACTCTGCTAAAGATGATCTAACAATAGTAGCTCTTTGTATTGTTAGATACTTTTCTTTAAAGAAAGATAAAAAGAATTTAGAATTAGCCAATATATACTTAGCTTTCTCTGCTAAGTTCTATCCATTGGTACACTATGAATTCTTTAAAACTGTGGCTCCGTCTAAATATAGACACGTTATGGAGTACGTTATCAATAATAAGCTTTCTCAAAAGTTTGATTTAAAATCTAAAGGAAGCGTTATTGGTGCTGTAAAATCTATTAATGATACTTGGGCTAATTCTTATGAGAAGATGCTTAAAGATTTTGATGATGAAGAAGTTGTATATGTAATAGAGCAGTTATACAACCGCATCAAATCTTTCATGAAGAATATTGCAACTCTCTATTATGAAGCATATAAAAAGAGAGAGTATATCACTTATGAAAAAGACCAAATTCCTGAAGAGGGATCTGGTGATAGTACTTTCAATTTAGCTACTAATGATTCTTTTAGATTGCAACAATATGTAGAAAAGACAATGGAAAGAATCAATACTTCTCAAGTAGACTATAAAACTTGTACTATGTGTGCAGATGCTAATGTAAAGACTGAAGAAGTTAGAAGTATCTTTGAAAGTATTTTTAATAATGGGAATAATGTTTCTCTTGTTAAAGAGTTAATCACTCTTATGATAGCATCATATATGGTTCAAGCTACAAATAAGGATGTAGCTTCTATAGCATTCTTTAAATTCTCTACTCAAGTAAAACCTAATACTAAAGATGAAACTCTTATTAGGATTAAAGATATTATTGAAGAGA